TCAGTGCTTCTTGTCTTTAGGCGGGTTCGGGTCGTTGCCGTAGCTATTGCTATTGCGAACGGTTCCATCGGGTCGGTGGATGACGACCTCGACCTTGTCGCGCTTCGCTTGATCGCGCGCTTTTTCAAACGCCTCGCGCTGCGTGTCCGCTTTGTGGCCAACGCGCCTGGCTCCTTCCTTGCGCGTAGCCCAGCCATCGCCATGCGGCACTACGTGGATATCTTTCTTTGGCATGGTGTAGATCCTTTCAGACCGCCTTGGCGGTGAGTGGCGGGTAACAACCCGCTTGCAATTGTGAATGAATCTATGCAAAAATCAAGCGTTGTTTGCAGATTCGCCTGCCCCGACATACCGAAAGGAAAGTCCCCATGCCGATCGCCGAAGAGCACGTGGTGCGCGCTGCCCTCGCCAAGTACGAGACCAAGCTCTCCGACGCCATCTATGGTGCTTGGCAGGACTGGCGCGAACTGCCCTTGATCGGCAGGCTGAAATTCGTCGGCCGTAGTCGGGCCTGCCTCGTGTACGACTTCATTGTCCAGCGAGCGATGGCAACGTTAGCCGACGATACGTCAGTGAACTTCATAGAGGGGGACGAAACCGTCAAGCTCGTGTTCGACGGGATCGTCGCGCTGCGCTTCAAGAAGGCGAACGAAAGTGGCGTTGGCTCTAACATCAAGACGCAGGCGACTCTCGGATTCGTCGAACAGCAGCAAGAGCTGCCTGGCATCCCAGGGGTTCACAAAGTCGAGATGGTGTACGTCCTGAACCGTCTGCAGACCAAGATCGACCAAGTGCTCGTCGTCGCGCGCGATGGAGACCGTTGTCTCTGGAGTTACGAGGTCACGACCAACGGCGGTGCCGCAATCGTACCGATGCCGCAGCCCCAGCCGAGCAAGGACGATCGTGGTGCCCGAATTAAGGTGCGTGGTCCGGAAGCGGGGACGAAGCGCGAATCCGGAGAAAAGTGACCCATGGTGGACGTGGGCAATCCCGACCTGCTGCGCGTTGCGCGACAACTGCGAGGTCTGCAACAGGGCGATGCAGCGCTCAAGCTTGGCATTAGTCAAGCCATGCTCTCACGGGTCGAGAATCGGCTATCGCCCCTCGGTAGTGACCTGATCGCACGCGCGGCGAGCGCCTTTGATTTCCCGTCGTCGTTTTTCGTCCAAACGGACGCTGTTCTAGGCGCTCCGGTCAGCGTGCACCCGATGTGGCGGAAGAAGGCTGCCGTAAGCGCGCGGGAAATGGATCACATTGTTGCTGAACTGAATCTCCGGCTGATGCACCTACGTCGCCTGCTCCGTGCTGTCGAGATCGAGGCCACATATCAGATCCCCTCTCTTCCCTTCGAAGAATTCGAGAGCGCTGAACGCATTGCCGCATTGACTCGCGCGCAATGGCAGATGCAGTCGGGCCCCGTGCTCAACCTCACCCGCGTGCTTGAGGCCGCGGGTATTGTTGTGATGCATTCTCCCATGGCTGGATCTGCCGTTGACGGAGTGACCTTCGCAGCGCCTGGACTTCCGCCATTGATCGTGCTGAATGTCAACCAGCCTGCCGATCGTATGCGGTTCACGCTGGCGCACGAACTTGGCCACCTCGTCATGCATCGCACCCAGCCCACACGGCTGATGGAAGAGCAGGCTAACGAGTTCGCGAGCTGCTTCCTCATGCCTGCGCAAGACATAAGGCCGTACTTCAACCGCCGGGTTGATCTGCGCCTGTTGGCCGAACTGAAGCCGGTGTGGAGGATGTCAATGGCATCCCTGCTGATCCGGGCGCGGTCGCTTGGTCTTCTTGCGTACAACCAGGAGCGTTACCTGTGGCAGCAGTTCAGCATGGCGAAGATTCGCCTGAGCGAGCCTCCGGAACTTGAGTTTCCAATCGAGGTACCAAGTGCACTACCAGACATCCTGCAGGCACATATAGCCCAACTCGGTTACTCGATCAGCGATCTGGCGGCAATGCTCCACCTAAAATTAGACGAACTTTCCTCGTTCTACGGATCAATTGCCAAGGCGCATATCGCACCGGCGCCGCACCTGCGGATCGTCCAATAAAGCGGACTGACCTTACTCGATGGTCGAAAGATGGCCATGACTCCGGCGGTATCGATCACTGCCGATTCGCTAACTTCTGCCTCTGAGCCTCCCAGTTGAGGGGAAATCTACCGCCCCGCACCAGGTGCTCCAAGGCGATCCCGTTGCTGTCCTCGGCAAGGCAGGCATCGACAACGTCCGGGGCGAGGTGCGCCAGCCGGGCGATCCGACTCGCGCGGCCGGGGTCCATTCCCTCGACCGCCGCGATCTCGGTCATTGAGGCGTACCGCCCGTCGTCGAGGAGGTTCTGCCAGTGGTGCGCCAGTCCGAGGGCGCGCACGAGCGCGCTGGACTGGACGGCGGCGCGTTCCCGGCGCTCGGCCACGGCCTCCTTCTCGAAGGCCTGCGGCGCGTCCAGCGGCGTGATCACCCGCCGCCGCACGCCGCGCTTGACCAGCGTCCAGGGGATGAACGTCTCCATCTGCACGCCGCCCGCGGGGGTCGGTATCTGAAAGGTGACCGGCTCGCCGGTGAGTTTCCCAATGTCCTTCTTGGCCATGTCGCCTCCTACTCGAAGCTCGCGATCACCCGGCGCTGCGCCCGCCAGTCGACCGGGATGGGGTTGCGCTGAAACCAGATCAGCGTTAGCCGCCGTGGCTGGCGACCGGCCAGCAGGCGCTCGATGATGTCCGGGGCGAGCAGCGTCAGCCGCAACAGTTCGTTAACCGTGCTGTGGTGCAGACCCTCGGCCCGGGCGATGGCGGTGCCGCTCTCGAACTCACCGCTGTCCAGCAACTGCTGCCAGTGAAAGGCGCGGGCCACCGCCTCGATGATCGTCGGGTCGTGCGCGACCGCGCCGGTGTCGGCCAGCCGCCGAATGCCGCGGCGCTTGAACACCAGCGGGACGAAGGTCTCCAGCGTGTCGTCCGTGTTCACGCCGCCTCCATCTCGACCATCTCCGCGCCGATGCTCTCGGGCGCGAACTCGCCGATCAGTTCCTTCCACCCGAGTTCGTGCCACTTCACCTTCAGGCCACCGGGCACGATGTCGACGCGCTCGATCATCAGGTTGACGATGCGGTGCCGCTCGGCCGGGTACAACTGCTCCCACACGTCGCCCAGGCGGTGCATCGCCATCACGGCGACGTCCTCGGTGATCTGCGCGCCGTTACGTTGCACGAACTGGCAGACCGCCGTGATCGCCTCGGGGCTGGCCAGCACCGTCTTGATCTGCGAGATGGCTGCGGCTTCGACCTGATCGGCCGGGATGCGCTCGTAGGTCTTGCCGGCCGCGCCGAACCGCGCCTCCGACTTCGACACGTAGTAGTGGTACTTGCGCCCGTTCTTGCGCGAGTAGGTCGGGTACATCCGCTCGCCGGTCGGCGCGTACAGCAGGCCACGCAGCAGCGCGTCGGTGCGCGAGCGGATCTTGGTCTCCACGGATCGCGCGTGGCCGTCCTTGGCCAGGATCTCGTGGACCCGCCCCCACAAGCCGTGATCGATGATCGCCGGATGCGCGCCGGGGTACCAATTGCCCTTGTGCGACAACTCGCCGAGGTAGATGCGGTTGCGCAGCAGCTTGTGCAGGTATTTCTTGTCGATCCGCGCACCGTTGCGCGTCTGGCCGTCCTGCGTGATCCACGCCTTGGTGGTGATCCCCTCGGCGGTAAGGTTGGCGGCGATCTGCGTCGGTGACCCGATGGTCAGCATCTCTTCGAAGATGCGGCGCACGACCGCCGCCTCGTCATCGTTGATCACGAGCACGCGGTTCACGACGTCGTAGCCCAGCGGGGGCACGCCGCCCATCCACATCCCCTTGCGCTTGGCGGCTGCGATCTTGTCGCGGATGCGCTCGCCGGTGACCTCGCGCTCGAACTGGGCGAAGGACAGCAGCACGTTCAGCATCAACCGGCCCATCGAGGTGGTCGTGTTGAACTGCTGCGTCACCGAGACGAACGACACGCGGTTGCGCTCGAACACCTCGACCATCTTCGAGAAGTCGGCGAGGCTGCGCGTCAGGCGGTCGATCTTGTAGACCACCACGATGTCGATCAGCCCGCGCTCGATGTCGGCCAACAGGCGCTTCAACGCCGGACGCTCGGTGTTGCCGCCGGAGAACCCCGGGTCGTCGTAGTCGTCGGCGACCGGAATCCAGCCTTCGGCACGCTGGCTCGCGATGTAGGCCTGCCCGGCCTCCTTCTGCGCGTCGATGGAGTTGAATTCCTGGTCGAGCCGTTCGTCCGAGGACACCCGGCAGTAGACCGCGCAGCGCTGGCGCGGCTTGGTGCGGGGGACGTCGTTCATTCGTAACCCTCCCCTTGGCGGCGCAGGCCAAAGAACAAGGGGCCCGACCACGGGCTGCCGGCGATGTGCCGGGCGACCGCCGAGAGGCTCTTGAACTGCTTGCCCTCGTACTCGAAGGTGCCGCCCGCCGTGACCTTGACGTGATGGTCGCGGTCGCCCCACTCACGGACGAGTACCGTGCCCGGCGCGAGGACGATGTCGCGGGCCTTGCGGGGCTGCTTGATCTTCGAATGCCGGATGCCGATGTTGGCCAGCCGCCGGCGGGTGTCCGGGTCGAGGCCGCCAAAGGCCTCCTCCTGCAGCTTGTAGGCGACGCGCGACTCGAGGTAGACGCGGTTCGTTTTGTCCGGGCGGCGCGGGAAGAACCGATCCCAGAGCGCCCAGAGCTGCGGCATTGGCAGGGACGGTAGCGCGGCCACCTGCGCGGCCACAGACGATTGGTTGTCGTTCATCACAACTTCTCCTGTTGATAGGGGGTTGTATGAACGCGCTGGTCGGGGGAGAAGCCAAGGTCAACTTCTCTCTGGTTGTGCCGGTCCGCGAGGTGTGTGCGGACGACGGCGGCGGCCAAGATGGCGGTGATCTCGCGGGCGCGGGCTGGGGCCGACATCTCTGCCGGCAAGGGGAGTTCGAGGTTCTTCATTGACGGTTCCGGGGAATTGCAACCGTCACAGATGATGTGATCGAACGTCCGAACAGGATGGCAATGCAGGGCAGCCGCTGGCGTTGCCTTATCCGCTTTGCAAGGTATTCTTGCGTTTCTGTGTCTGCAAGACTAGAATGTTCGTTTAGGAGGCCCAGCCATGCTCGAAAGAATCTCGCAGAAGCTCATCGGCTACCGCGTCAAAGCTGCACGCGAGGCCAAGGGCTGGACGCAGGATCGGCTTACCGAAGGGCTCGGCCTGAACGACCGCCAGTCGGTTTCCGACATCGAGAACGGCAAGCGCACGCTTCGACCGGAGGAGATGCTCGCGCTGTCGGATTTGCTCGACCGCGACATCGAGTTCTTCCTCGACCCGTTCGCCGTTGCTGGCGAGGCGCAGTTCTCGTGGCGGGCCGCACCAGAGGTTCCGGAGGACCGCCTGGACGGCTTCGAGCTCAAGGCAGGCCAGTGGATTGGTCTGCTGCGATGGTTGCGTGAGCAGCGGGACAGCCGTGCGAGCGTGCTCAAGCGTGCGCTGCGTCTATCGGCGCAGTCGTCCTACGAGGATGCACAGGAGCGCGCGGAAAGTCTGATCGCGGAGCTTGATCTCGGCGTCATCCCAGCCGAAGGCCTCATCGACAAGATCGAACGCGAACTGGACATCCCGGTGCTGTTCGTCGACACCATCGACGCCGATGACGGCCAGTCGATCTCCGGCGCGACCTGCCACCTCGAGGACATGGGCGTCATACTGATCAATCGCAAAGAGAGCGAAGCGCGCCGCTTCTTCGATCTGGCGCACGAACTCTTTCACGCGCTGACCTGGGACGCGATGAAGCCCGAGCACCGGGAGTCGAACTCGGACGAGGAACGCGTCAAGGGCAAGCGCATCGAGCAACTGGCGAACAACTTCGCCGCCGCGTTGCTGATGCCGCGCGCTTCGCTCGACAAGTTGATCGACCGAAATCACCTCGACGACATCGCACATCTATGTGAAGTCGCTGCCCTGTTACGGGTCGCCCCCGTCACGCTGGCGTGGCGGCTGTTCAACCTCAAGCTCATCGGCGACGACACGCGCCGCAATCTGTCCCTCGAAAAGCAGCGACCCTCGGTATCCGGTCCGCCGAGACGGTTCTCCCCCGCCTTCGTGAAAATGCTTCACGAAGCACTGGACAACGGAAGGCTATCGGCCCGTAAGGCGGCCAAGGCGATGGGCCTTGGTCTGGGCGGGCTGACCGATTTGTTCGCTCAGTACGACCTCACCGCACCGTTCGAGCTGTGAGGTGCGTACCGTATGCCGAAAATTCGAGTCTTCGCTGACACCAACGTCATCCTCGAATCGTTTCGCGCGAGCTGCTGGACAGCGATCACTACGCACTTCGCTATCGAGACGGTCGAGAAGTGCGTCGAGGAAACGCTGACCGGCAATCCTGGCGATCCACGCCACATCGCGGTACCGCCCGCCGAATTGAATGCGGGCCTCGCCGGTCGCCACGCCGTCACCCGCAAGGAAGTCGCCACCCTGGTGCTGAGCCATACACGGTGCGGCACTCTCGACGATGGTGAGAAGCATCTCTTTGCGTGGCTGTTCGCCAACAATCTGCTGCCGTCGCAGGTCATCGTGGTAACCACCGCGGACAAGGGCGCGCTGGTGGCATCGAACGATCTGGGTTGGCTCGACTGCGTGACGTCGTTGGAAGATCTGGCACGCAGGGCCGGTGTCGGCCGGGTCAATCTCGATGGGCTCGCGCAGCAGTACCGGGAGGACTGGTTGTCGAGCATCAAGACCAAGATCAAGTTGGGAATCATCCCGTGACAGTTGTCTGAAGCTGGGGGCGAGTCCGTCGACAGGAGAAAGGCCACTCAGCAGCGTTCAAGGAACACCGAGTGGCCAAGAAGTCTCACAAGAACAGCAAGCACGTCGCCGATCTGATCAATTCGGCACCGCTCCCCGCACTTGCACTGCTGGCGCAGGTCGACAAGTTTTCGTTTCTGGGCGTACTCGATACGTCGAAGCCGGAGCATCAGGCGCGGGCCGACCTGCTCGACCACATCCCGACGGTCAAGCGCGAAGACATCACACTCGCCGACCAGGAGGCCGTCCGCCTGCTTCAACTCGTGCGATTCCGCACCGAGGAGATGCTGGACCACGCTTTCGCCGCAATCGAATTCGAAAACCACCCGGAGCTTGCGTCGTTCGATCCGACAGCCGACCCGATGAGCCGACTGATCTGGCTACGGGCAAAAGCGCCGCCGGTGTTCGACCAGATCGAGACGATCTACTTGACGCACCACTACCACGGGCACAAGAAGTTCCTGGGATTCGTGGTCCGCGACGGCGACGGGCGTGACTTCGTCTGGACGCCGGAGGTAGCCGACAAACTGCATGACAGCGTCGGCGAGATCCTGGAGCTGGATGAGGAATCGAAGAAGAGCTGCGAGATCATTCACTTCGAGATGGATGACGGTGATGAGGCCACCCTGCGAAAGCTGCACTACCTCGTCGTCTATCACCCCGGCAAGATGAAGGCGCTGCTTCAGATGAAGGACCGGCGGCGCGACCTGTTTGTGTTCACACCCGCCCTCGAAGCGACGCTGGTGTACGACCCGAAAGAGAACAAGGTCCACGTGCTGGCGCAAAGGCAGAGGACCGCAAAGCTGCTCGCCGACCGTTTCGCGGCAATCGGATTCGAGAAACCTCTATCGAAGCAACCCGTGGACGCGCTCAGCTACGAGTTGTCCATGTTCAAGCGAGCGGTAGATCTCAGGGCCGCGCGCTTCGACGGCGGCGTCGTGGTCGATGCCTGGGCGTCGTCGCTGACCGTCTCCCTCGGTCACACCCGACACCGCGTCACGCTCGCTCTTGCGAACAGTGACGACATCTGGCGGATTGCCGAAGACCAATTCGGTGACCGGAATCCGCTGTCGAGTTGTCGCGCAGTGGACGAAGTAAAACTTTCGTACACCGTGCGGTTCGACGGTGAACAGGATGATCGCGCCCTCGCCATTACAGTCGACCGGCGGGGTTCCTGCAACCTGTTGACGTTGCCCGATCCGCGCATGCGCCGATGTGGGGAGGACATCCTGACCGCGCTGGGAGTACTGAAACGTATCGAACCGGCGAAGGTCGGTGTAGACCTGGCCTTGTTCCGGGCCGAAATGAAGCTGCTTGATCTCGCCGGCGACGAAATCGACGGGCACCTGTTGACCACGCTGGGTCTGTCTGCCGCCGATCTCGTTGCGAAGGGGTTGCTCAAGCAGAAGGCGCCGTGCGAATACGTCAGCGTTCCTTTTGAGGACGACGAGGGTCAGACAGGCTACCGCCGCTTGAAAGTGAACTTCACCAGCACCAGTACCTGGGCGGTGGACGACCTCACCGGAGAGCGCTTCGACTTGCAGGAAGGCGACCTGTGCCGCTACTCGGTGGACAAGGCGTACCTGCGCGAACGACTCGACCAATTGCTTCGCGCGCAACTGGTCGACGTCCCGCTGACGGTTGATGAACACGAGCCGTACGTGCTGGGCAATTACCGAATGGGCGATCAACGCATCCCCGTTGCGCTCGTATCGCGCCTGTGGGAATCAAAGCACGCGGACAAGTTGGACACGAAGCTGAGACTGTCGAACCTCGGCCTGACCATCGTGCTCTCCACGACGGCAGACACTCCGCACCGCTTTCTCGGGCCGGGCATTGTGGTGTCTCTCGACACGCTGGCTCAGGAGGCCAACGGGCAAGCGTCGATTGACCTGACGCGCGTCGATGGAGAAATCCGCCGTCGCCAAAGTGCTGCCGTCGTAACCGACGCACCGCGCCTGGTCAGGGACGATGCGCGCAGCGGCCTGTTGGTCGGTCCGTGGCCTGATCCCTGGACGTTGACGAAGAAGGAATGGATCGACGTGGTCAAGGTCTTCGTCGATAGCTGGCCATCCGGTCGGCGCAAATGGACAAAGCCACAGATCGAGTCGGCGTCGGGGGTCTCGTTCCGGACGATGGCCGAACTCTTCCGGGGCGCCCCGGAATGGCAGACCTACTTCCGGGGTGCCGATGGCAATGCCAAACCCCGCGTGTGGGAGTTGAACATCGGCACGCCGGATCACCAGGGCACCGCTACGGACCCCGGGATGGCGACCGCAGATCCCGAAATCGCCTGAGGGCCGCAGCCGTGTAATTCCTGCGTGATTTCTGCGGGATCACCGCGAAATATCGCGGTCCCGCATGCGAGGAAATAGGAGCACTTCAACAAAAGGAGTGCTCCGAATGAAACACCAAGTCCCTTCCATTCAATCCGGCCGGAACCTTTACCGGCCACCCCAGGGCGATGCCCCGCGCATCGCCCTCGACGAAAACGAGCTCGCCGCCCGCTGGGGGCTCTCGGTCAAGACGCTCCGCAGGTGGAGACAGGAATCCTTGGGGCCTGTCTTCTGCAAGCTCGGTGCGCGCGTCACCTATCTGATATTCGAAGTCGAAGCCTTCGAGCGCCGCGTCTCGCGCTACTCGACCTTCGCTCGCGCGTACCAGTGAAGGGGGCGGTCATGACCAACATCACCGTCTTCCCTGTCGACATCGCCGAGATGTCGGTCAGCCAACTCGCCGCCCTGTCGCCCGCGCAGAAGCGCGAGGTCGACAAGAACCTCGACGCGGCCATCGACTGGCTGAAGCAGGCTCGCACCAAGTTCGATGCGGCGCTCGACCAGTCCTACGGCGAACAGGCCCGCAACGCCCTGCGTGAGTCGGGCCGCGACTTCGGCACGGTCCACCTCGACGACGGGCCGCTGCACATCAAGTTCGAGCTGCCGAAGAAAGTCACCTGGAACCAGAAGCAGTTGGCCGACCTTGCCGAGCGCATCGTCGCCTCAGGCGAGAAGGTCGCGAGCTACATCGACGTCAAGCTGGCGGTGTCGGAGTCGCGCTACACGAATTGGCCGCCTGCGCTGCAGGAACAGTTCTCGGGCGCGCGCACGGTCGATTCCGGCAAGCCGTCGTTCACGCTGACCATCGACGGGAGCGACGCATGAAGAAGCTTCCCATCGTGTCCGCCATCGAGCGAATGACCGAACGCAAGGGCGTGAAGCTGCTGATGCTCGGCAAGTCCGGAATCGGCAAGACGACGCGCCTCAAGGACCTCGATCCCGCCACGACGCTGTTCCTCGACATCGAGGCCGGCGATCTGGCGGTGGCCGACTGGCCGGGCGACACCATCCGGCCGGCATCCTGGCCCGAGAGCCGCGACTTCTTCGTGTTCCTCGCAGGTCCGGACAGGTCGCTGCCGCCGGAGAGCGCGTTCTCGCAGGCCCACTACGACCACGTCGTCGAGAAGTACGGCGACCCGACTCAACTCGACCGCTACCAGACCTTCTTCGTCGATTCGATCACGCAGCTGTCCCGGCAGTGCTTCGCGTGGTGCAAGACGCAACCCGGCGCGGTCAGCGACCGTTCTGGCAAGCCTGACCTGCGCGCGGCTTACGGGCTGCTCGGCCAGGAGATGGTCGGCGCCTTGACCCACCTGCAGCACGCACGCGGCAAGAACGTGATCTTCGTGGCCATCCTCGACGAGCGGCTCGACGACTACAACCGCAAGGTGTTCGTCCCGCAGATCGAGGGCAGCAAGACCGCGCTCGAACTGCCCGGCATCGTCGACGAGGTTGTGACCTTGGCCGAGATCAAGGTCGAGGACGGTACGTCGTACCGCGCCTTCGTCACCCACACCGTCAATCCCCACGGCTTTCCCGCGAAGGACCGCAGCGGTCGCCTCGACCTGCTGGAGCCGCCGCATCTCGGCGCGCTGATCGCCAAGTGCGCCGGCCAGCCCGCCGCGCCCATCGCCCCGAACACCACCGAATCCAAGGAGTAATTGCCATGACGACGACCAACAACTGGACCGACTTCAACGACGCCGAACAGCAGCAGTCGGGCTTCGATCTCATCCCGCGCGGCTCCATCGTGCCGGTGCGCATGACCCTCAAGCCCGGCGGCCATGACGACCCCTCGCAGGGCTGGACGGGTGGCTACGCGACCGAGTCCTTCGAGACGGGATCTGTGTATCTCGCCGCCGAGTTCGTGATCACGGGCGGCGAGTACGCAAAGCGCAAGATGTGGAGCAACATCGGCCTCTTCTCGCGCAAGGGCCCGACCTGGGGCCAGATGGGGCGCAGCTTCATTCGCGCCGCACTGAACAGCGCCCGCAACGTCCACCCCCAGGACAACAGTCCGCAGGCCGCCGCCGCGCGCCGCATCCAGGGCCTGCACGAACTGGACGGCATCGAGTTCGTGGCGCGCGTCGACATCGAGAAGGACGCCAAGGGCCAGGACCGCAACGTGGTAAAGGTCGCGGTCGAGCCCGACCACCCCGAGTACGCACGAGTCAAGGGCGTGACGTCCAAGGTCACGCCCGGTAGCGGCACCTCGGGCGCGCCTGCGCAGCCGGTTCCGTCACAGGCCGCCGCCACGCCGCGCCCCACCGTGACCGGCAAGCCGTCTTGGGCGCAGTGAGGTGGCCGCCATGAATGCCCCCACTCTCACCGCCAGCCACTACGGCATCGTGCGCTTCGGCGCTCTCGACTGCGAGGCGGTCGTGCTCACCACCGGGGAGCGCGGCTACGTGCGCAAGGAACTCGCCAAGCTGCTCGGCTTCCACGAGTCGCACAAGGGTGGCCGTTTCGCCCGGTTCCTGGCCGAAATCGCGCCTAACTCCTTGTCGCTGTTGGAGAAATCATCCGGGCCGATTCTGTTGCCCTCGGGTCGCCAGACGCAGTTCTTCCCGGCCGGCATCATCGCCGACGTCGCGTCGGCCGTGGTGAACGCGGCCATCGCCGGCACGTTGCACCGCGCCCGGCAGGGCATCGTCGGCAACTGCATGACGATCATGCGCGCGCTCGCCACCACGGGCGAGATCGCGTTGATCGACGAGGCCACCGGGTACCAGCACCACCGCGCACCCGATGCGCTGCAGGAGTTGATCGCCAAGCTCCTGCGCCAGTCGAGCGCGTCGTGGGAGCGTCGCTTCCACCCGGACTACTACCGCGCGCTGTACCGGCTGTTCGGCTGGAAGTACCACGGCCACGACCAGAACCCGCCCCACGTCATCGGCCAGATCACGCTGCGCTGGGTTTACGGCCCGGTGCTGCCCGCCGAACTGCTCGACGAGATCCGTGGCCGCAAGGCCATCTCGCACAAGCACCACCAGTGGCTCACCGAGCAGGGGCTCGCGCATCTGGAAACGCAGATCCACGCGGTCACCGCCATCGCGCGCAGTTCGATGAGCTACCGCGACTTCGACCGTCGCTGCGAGGCCGCCTTCTCCGGCGGTGCGCTCCAGTTGTGCCTGATGGCCGACGACCTCTTGGAGGTGGCGTGAAATGCTGGGTCTGCAAACGACAGGCTCGGGGGTACGGCCACACCGACAACCGTCACGGCATCGGCGACCCTCGGCGCTATCCGCTCGACTGGGTGTTCTGCAGCCGTCGCTGCCAGGACGCGTTTCACAAGCTGTACGGCAACTGGCTCCGCGTGCGGGACGGTCGCGTCGACATCAAGGAGGTCGCAATGATCGATCCCTCTGATGTCGAACTGGCCGCGATGCGCAAGTGCCTCAAGTCGTTCGGCGAGGCCGCGGGCGAGATCGGCTTCACCAAGCCGCTCGGCGACTACTCCGAGGCCGAGGCGCTGGCCGTGATCAACGCCATCGTGACTTGCTACACCGACGCGATGGTCGAGCACCACGAGCAGAGCAAGTACCCGCCCGTTCGCGGTCTGCCTGCCATGCCTGATCCGATGGCCAATCCGTTCGCCGATCTGGAGGACGACCTGCCTTGGGAGACGAAGCGATGATCGACTTCAACTCCGCGTCCAGCGTCTCTGGGCAGGTCGGCGCGCTGGTCGACGCCGGAATGCAGGCGGCGCGCGCACGCCAGTCCGAGCGCCAGTACCTCGGCGCTTCGCGCCTGGGCGTGCCCTGCGACCGCGCTCTGCAGTACGAGTACGCGAAGGCGCCTGTCGATCACGGCCGCGACACCCCGGGCCGGATGCTGCGCATCTTCGAGCGTGGCCACGTGATGGAGGACTGCATGGTCACGTGGCTGCGTGATGCGGGCTTCGACTTGCGCACGCGCAAGGCCGACGGCGAGCAGTTCGGCTTCTCCGTGGCCGACGGTCGCCTGCAGGGCCACGTCGACGGCGTCATCGTCGGCGGCCCGGAGGGCTTCGCGTACCCGTGTCTCTGGGAGAACAAGTGCCTCGGCGCGAAGTCGTGGCGCGAACTGGAGAAGGACAAGCTCGCCGTCGCCAAGCCGGTCTACGCCACGCAGGTGGCGATCTACCAGGCCTATCTCGACCTGCACGAGAACCCGGCGTTCTTCACTGCGCTCAACGCCGACTCGATGGAGATCTACACCGAACTCGTGCCTTTTGACGCGGCACTGGCGCAGCGCGCTTCTGACCGTGCGGTGAAGGTCATCACGGCGACCGAGGCGGGTGAACTGCTGCCTCGTTCGTTCAACGATCCGACCCACTTCGAATGCCGGATGTGCGCGTGGCAGGACCGCTGCTGGAGGACACAACCATGACCCACGACAACACTCCGGCCCACGACATCGAGCCGATGATCGACGCCAAGCAGGCAGCGGCGTCGCTGCGGCTTCCGTACTACTGGTTCGCCGACCACGCGATGCGGTCGCGCTACCGGATTCCTCACTACCTGATGGGCGGCTTGGTGCGGTTCCGCTTGTCGGAACTATCCGCGTGGGCCGCGCACAGTTCGGCAGTGCGCAATCGCGATGATCAGGGGTCGAGCGTGCCCGACGAGGGGGCCGAATGATCGATTTCAACGATGACGCGCAGGCGCTGGCGAAAAACCGAGACGAGCAGCGTGACGAGATTCGCTCTGCCCTGATCGCGCGCCTGGAATCGGTGCTGATCGCGATGTTCCCGGCCGGCAAGAAGCGCCGGGGCCGATTCCTCATCGGTGACGTTCTGGGCAGTCCCGGCGACAGCCTCGAGGTCGTGCTCGACGGCGACAAAGCAGGCCTGTGGACCGACCGCGCCACCGGCGACGGCGGGGACATCTTCGATCTGATCGCTGCGTACCTCGGTGCCAACGTCCAGACCGACTTCCCGCGCGTCCTCCAACACGCAGCGGACCTGATCGGACGCGCGCCTGCGGCACCGACCAAGAAGGCACGCAAGGAAGCGCCGGTCGACGATCTGGGTCCGGCCACCGCGAAGTGGGATTACCACGATGCGTCCGGACATCTGCTGGCGGTGGTCTATCGCTACGACCCGCCCGGGCGCAAGAAGGAGTTCCGTCCGTGGGATGCGAAGCGACGCAAGATGGCGCCCCCGGAGCCGCGACCGCTGTACAACCAGCCCCGGCTCGCGGCCGCCGACCAGGCGGTCCTGGTCGAGGGCGAGAAGTGCGCCGAGGCGTTGATCGCCATCGGCGTCGTCGCGACCACCGCGATGCACGGTGCCAATGCCCCGGTCGACAAGACCGACTGGTCGCCGCTCGCCGGCAAGGCCGTCGTGATCTGGCCCGACCGCGACAAGCCGGGCTGGGAGTACGCGATGGCGGCCGCACAGGCGGCGCTCGTCGCCGGCGCGACGGCGTGCGACGTGCTGCTGCCGCCCGACGACAAGCCCGATGGCTGGGACGCCGCCGACGCCGTGGCTGAAGGCTTCGACGTCCGCGAGTTTCTCCAATCCGGTCCCCGGATGTGCATCAAGCCGGCCCGCGCGTCCACGGCGCAGGAGGCGACCGTATGGGCGACGGACGACGCGCTCGCGCTGTCGTTCACCTCGCACTACGCCGAGGACTGGCGCTACTGCGCCGCGTGGGGCAAGTGGCTGGTCTGGACCGGCACGCATTGGCAGGGCGACGAGACGCTCCTCGTCCATCATCTGATCCGCTCGATCTGCCGCGAGGCGGCCGTGAAAGTCGACTCCCATCGGTTGGCCGCGAAGCTGCTCGCCAGCAGCACGGTCGGCGGCGTGGACCGGCTGGCGCGCACCGACCGCCGCCACGCGTCGACGTCTGACGAGTGGGACGCAGATCTCTTTGCGCTCAACACACCGGGCGGGGTCGTCGATCTCGTCACCGGGCGGCTGCGCGCGCACGACCGTTCCGACCGGATGACAAAGCTCGCCACGGCAACGCCACGCGGCGCGTGCCCGCTGTGGCTCGCCTTCCTCGCCGATGTCACCGGAGGCGATGCCGAGTTGCAGGCCTACCTGCAGCGGATGGTCGGGTACTGCCTGGCCGGCGCGACCACGGCCCACGCGCTCTTCTTCCTGTACGGCACGGGCGCGAACGGCAAGTCGGTGTTCGTGAACACCCTGGCCACGATCCTCGGCGACTACGCCACCAGCGCGCCGATGGACACGTTCATGGAGGCGCGCGGCGACCGCCATCCCACCGATCTCGCCGGGCTGCGCGGGGCGCGCTTCGTGTCATCCATCGAGACGGAGCAAGGACGGCGCTGGAACGAGTCGAAGGTCAAGGCAATCACCGGCGGCGACAAGGTCTCGGCGCGGTTCATGCGCCAGGACTTCTTCGAGTACCTGCCGCAGTTCAAGCTGGTCATCGCCGGCAACCACAAGCCCTCGATCCGCAACGTCGACGAGGCAATGAAGCGCCGGCTGCACCTGATCCCGTTCACGGTGACCGTGCCGCCCGAGAGGCGCGACGGAAAGCTGACGGACAAGCTCCTCGCCGAGCGTGACGGCATCCTCGCCTGGGCGGTCGAGGGCTGCCTCGCGTGGCAGCGCGAAGGGCTCCTGCCGCCCGCCTGCGTCGTGTCGGCGACCGAGGAGTACTTCGACGAGGAAGACGCCATCGGCGACTTCCTCGAAGAGGAGGCACAGCGCTTCGAGCAGGCCCGCGTTGCCGTCGCCGACGTGTTCGGTCGCTGGCAGGAATGGGCGACGCGACGCGGCGAGTACGTGGGCACCAGTCGCTGGCTCGCCCAGCAGCTCGCGAATCGCGGGTTTCCGCGCACGCGGATTCACGCCGGCGTGAAGGCACTCGCAGGCCTTTCGCTCAAGCCCAAGGACTACGGCAACCGCCTGCCGTACCGCGATGACTGATCACGGTGACCGAAGGTGACCCGCCCACGGATTTATCTCTACGCCTGCGCGCGCACGCACGTAAAGAGAAGTAATCCCCACGCCGGCCACCTTCGGTCACCCGTACCGAATCTGGAGAAACGATGAACACGACGATCCTGGCCCTGGACCTGGGCACGCACACCGGCTGGGCGCTTCAGCACCCGGACGGAACCATCACCAGCGGCACCGAGCAATTCCGCCCGCAGCGTTTCGAAGGCGGCGGGATGCGCTTCCTGCGATTCAAGCGCTGGCTCAACGAACTGCTGGCCGCGACCGAACACATCAACGCGGTGTTCTTCGAGGAAGTCCGCCGGCACGCGGGCGTCGATGCGGCGCACGCCTACGGCGGCTTCATGGGACATCTGACCGCGTGGTGCGAGCACCACAACATCCCGTACCAAGGCGTTCCGGTCGGCACGATCAAGAAGCACGCAACCGGCAAGGGCAACGCCGGCAAGGACGAGATGGTCTCGTCAGTCCGCCGACGCGGTCACGACCCGTTCGACGACAACGAAGCGGACGCCCTGGCCCTGCTGCACTGGGCCGCCGAGACGCAGGAGGTGTGAGGTGAAGATTCCGACACCCCAGTACCGCTGCCCCCTCGGCCGGCTGCAACCCGAGACGACGGATCTCGAAGCGCTCAAGAAACGCGGCTGGCGAGATCGGCACATCCTCGTCGTCGACGAGCACGACACGCGCCTGGACTTCGTCGAGCGAGAGATTGTGAAGCGGATCGGAGAGCGTCTGTACGGCGCAGGAGGGACGCGCCGTGGCTGAGTGGACCATCGACGACGTTGCGGCGCGATTCCAGGAGTCGGTGGTGACCGCGCGACGCCTGCCGCCCGTTCGGGTGCAGGGCTACTTCAACACGTGGCCGGCGTTCGTCCGCGAGCAGTGGGAAGCCTTTGCGTCGAAGGACGCGGTGTACCGACCGTTCCCTCCAACGCCCAACGCCATCGACCGGATGCTGGAGACGATGCGCTGGGTGCAGTGGTTGGAGGTCGAGCAGCGTCATCTGGTCTGGATGCGGGCCAAGCGCTACGGCTGGCGCGACATCTCGATCCGCTTCGCCTGCGACCGCACGACTGCTTGGCGGCACTGGCAGCGCGCCTTGCAGGTGGTCGCCGATCATCTCAACGGCGCTTGCAACGGTGTACCTCTGCGCGCAGCGGAACTTGACAGATGCCGGTCCAAAAACGTGGGCAATTTAGGGTAATGCCTGCCGCCGTTGTCCTCGCTTTGCCGCGTTTGTCCTTTTCGAGGTCGGCGCAGGCTGCAACAAAACCACCGGGTCGAGCGTAGTATTCCCGCTATCGTCTGGACAGAGTTGCGAGCGGCGCGGACCTCCCGAGGCAAAAGGGGTCCTTCCTCCCGAAAAACCCATGCGGGGGGCGCGAGCGCGGCGCTTCGATAGCGTCAGGGTGCGAACCCAGGTTCGCACGGTTCGCAGTTCGCACCCCGTCCGGTACGCACCTTCTCCTGAGCCCGCCCACGGTCGCCGTCGGCGGGCTCATTTGTTTGGCAACGCTGCAGCGCGGCTAGCGGCCCGACCGGGGTCCACTCCTTCCCCGGCCGGGCCGTCTTTTTTCGAGGAACCGATCCTGAACACGCTCAACGTCGAGTACCGAAAGGTCGAGGCGCTGATCCCCTACGCCCGCAATCCGCGCACGCACACCGACGCGCAGGTCGCCAAGATCGCGGCGAGCATCGTCGAGTTCGGCTGGACAAATCCGGTCCTGATCGACGGCGACAACGGCATCGTCGCGGGCCACGGTCGTCTGGCGGCCGCGCGCAAGCTGGGCCTCGAGGAAGTGCCGGTGATCGAACTTGCGCATCTCACGCCCACACAGAAGCGCGCCTACGTGATCGCCGACAACCGCCTCGCCCTGGACGCAGGCTGGAACGAAGAGCTGCTTGCGCTGGAACTCGCCGAGTTGTCGGAAGCGGGGTACGACCTGCCGCTGATCGGATTCGACAACGCCGAGATCGAGGCCTTGCTGGTCGGTGATTCGGACGGCGATGACACCGACGCGGAGCAGGACGACGCAGCCGACGACGTTCCCGACGCGCCGGCGGTACCGGTGTCCCGCGCCGGCGATGTATGGGTCATCGGCAAGCATCGCCTGATCTGCGGTGACGCCACCGACCCCGCCGTCGTTGCCGCGCTGATGCAGGGCGAGAAGGCACGGCTGTGCTTCACCTCACCGCCCTACGGCAACCAGCGCGACTACGCGTCGGGCGGCATTGCGGACTGGGACGGCCTGATGCACGGCGTGTTCGCCAACCTGCCGATGACCGACGACGGCCAGGTGCTGGTCAACCTGGGGCTGATCCACCGCGACAACGAGTTCATCCCGTACTGGGACCTGTGGCTCGGTTGGATGCGTACGCGCGGCTGGCGACGGTTCGCGTGGTACGTCTGGGATCAGGGACCGGGGATGCCCGGCGACTGGGCGGGCCGCTTCGCGCCGAGCTTCGAGTTCGTCTTTCACTTCAACCGTGCGAGCCGCAAGCCGAACAAGATCGTGCCCTGCAAGCACGCTGGCCAGGAATCGCACCTGCGGGCCGATGGTTCGAGCACGGCGATGCGCAGCAAGGATGGCGAGGTCGGCGGCTGGACGCACGCGGGCCAGCCGACGCAGGACACCCGGATTCCCGACTCGGTGATCCGCGTGATGCGGCACAAGGGCAAGATCGGTCAGGACATCGACCACCCGGCCGTGTTTCCGGTCGCGCTGCCCGAGTTCGTGATCGAGGCCTACACGGATGCCGGTGACGTGGTGTTCGAGCCCTTCGGCGGCTCCGGCACGACGATGCTCGCGGCCGAGCGCACCGGACGCGCCTGCCGCAGCATCGAGATCGCACCGGAGTACGTCGATGTCGCCATCAAGCGCTTCCGGCAGAACCATCCCGACGTGCCGGTGACGCTCGCCGGCACCGGGCGGTCGTTTGACGACGTGGCGCAGGAACGCTTGCCCATAGCGGAGGCGCAGTCGTGACCGCCGCGTGGTTCGCCGACAAGATCGAGCAGTGGCCGACCGCCAAGCTCATTCCCTACGCCCGCAATGCGCGGACCCACTCGGATGAGCAGGTGATGCAGATCGCCGCGTCGATTGCCGAGTTCGGCTTCACCAATCCGATCCTCGCCGGCAGCGACGGGGTGATCGTCGCCGGGCACGGTCGGCTGGCGGCCGCGCAGAAGCTCGGCCTGGAAGTGGTTCCGGTGGTCGTTCTCGATCACCTGACCCCAACGCAGCGCCGGGCGTTGGTTATCGCTGACAACCGCATCGCCGAGAACGCCGGCTGGGACGACGCGATGCTGCGCGTCGAGATCGCGGCCCTGCAGGACGACGACTTCGACCTGTCGCTGACCGGCTTCGATGCCGACGCGCTGGCCGAGTTGATGGCGGGCGACGAGCCGGAGAACGAGGGGCAGACCGACGACGACGCAGTTCCCGAGATCCCGGAGACGGCGGTGTCGCGGCCCGGTGACGTCTGGCTGCTGGGTGGCCATCGGCTGCTGTGCGGCGACTCCACGGTGGCCGAGAGTTACCAGCGGCTGCTCGGAGACGAGACGGTGGACATGGTCTTCACCGACCCGCCCTACAACGTGAACTACGCCAACAGCGCCAAGGACAAGATGCGCGGCAAGGACCGCGCGATCCTGAACGACGACCTCGGCGACGGGTTCCACGATTTCCTGCTGGCCGCGCTCACTCCGACCGTGGCGTGCTGCCGGGGCGCGATCTACGTTGCGATGTCATCCAGCGAACTCGACGTGCTGCAGGCCGCGTTCCGCGCTGCCGGCGGCAAATGGTCGACGTTCATCATCTGGGCCAAGAACACCTTCACGCTGGGCCGCGCCGACTACCAGCGCCAGTACGAGCCGATCCTTTACGGATGGCCCGCGGGCGCGCTGCGCCACTGGTGCGGCGACCGTGATCAGGGCGACGTCTGGAGCATCAAGAAGCCGCAGAAGAACGATCTGCATCCGACGATGAAGCCGGTGGAGTTGGTCGAGCGCGCGATCCGCAATTCCAGCCGACCCGGCAACGTGGTACTCGACCCGTTCGGCGGCTCCGGCACGACGCTGATCGCCGCAGAGAAATCAGGACGGCTGGCGAGGCTGATCGAACTCGATCCGAAGTATGTCGATGTGATCGTGCGCCGTTGGCAGGACTGGACCGGCAAGCAGGCCACTCGCGCCGCGGATGGTTCGTTGTTCCAGACCGAGGATGACGAGGTCCGAACGAGGGCATCCGGCAAATGAAGGTCCTGGTTGCCTGCGAATTCTCGGGGCGAGTGAGGGATGCGTTCATCCGGGCGGGCCACGACGCGATGAGTTGTGACCTGCTCGCGACGGAGACGCCGGGACCCCACTACCAAGGGGATGTTCGCGATGTCATCGACTACCCGTGGGACCTCATGATCGCGCACCCGCCCTGCACTGACCTGGCCGTGAGTGGTGCGCGTCACTTCCCGGAGAAGAAGTTGCGGGGACGCCAGCACGCGGCAGCATCTTTCTTTCTGATGCTCGCGAAGGCCGACATTCCGCGCATTGCAATCGAGAACCCGGTCTGCGTGATATCCACCATCTGGCGTCGACCGGACCAGATCATCCAGCCGTGGATGTTCGGGCACGGCGAAACCAAGGCTACCTGCCTGTGGCTGAAGAACCTGCCGGCGCTCCGGCCCGAGAAGATCGTCGATGGGCGCGAGGCCCGCGTTCACCGTCTAGCGCCGACGCCCGATCGCTGGAAGTTGAGGAGCGTCACGTTGGCGGGCATTGCGGAGGCAATGGCCCGTCAGTGGGGTCGATGGTGTGCTGATGCGGCAGAAAGCCCGGAAATGACGCTTCCGTCGGGCCACGATCAATCGACGGCTAGTTCCTCGGCGATCTCGCAGTGAATCACGAACCCCGTCAGGTAAGGCAGGCCGCGCGGGATGCCGTAGTCCCTGCTGGTCTGGCGACCAATCGTCCAGCCCATCCACTGCTGGGTGGCGGCGCTGATCGCGTCCACCAGGGTCTGGCCCCGGTACAGCCCGTTCTGGACGTCGTCTGCGAAGTGGCGGCCGTGACGACTGTCGAGGAAGATCCGCACCGACGCGAGGGGCTGGTGGGTGGCGTCCGAGATGACGTTCATCGCCAGGGGCCACGCAGCTCTGGCGTGCTCGTTCATCGTGCCCCAGAAGCCCCAGGCTTCGTTCCGGGTGGCGGGGATCGTGGTGTTGGTCATCTCGGGCTCCTGCGGGTTGATCGTTGCGACAGCAGCATGAACGCGCTGGTGGCGAGAGAAGCCAAGCTATTTCTGACCCCTCTCGCCATCTTCTTCAGGCGATGCGGTAGGTCCGCTCGCCACCCTGCGGCTTGTCCGAAACGATGGTCAGACCGAGTTTCTTCTTGAGCGCACCGGCGAAGGTGCCGCGCACCGTGTGCGCCTGCCAGCCGGTGGCCTCGCAGATCTGCGCGATGGTCGCGCCCTCGGGGCGCTGGAGCATCCGGATGACCTCGGCCTGCTTGCTGTTCTCGCGGGTGCGGGGCCTGGAATCCTTGGCCCACGTGGCCTCTGCGGCCGCCACGGCGGCCTCCGTCTCCGGGTCTGGCCCCACAGGCGCAGGCGCGGGCCGGGCGCGCCCAAGGGCGTCGTAGCCCTCGGCGGCAACGAACCAGTCGGTGCCCTCGTAGGTGATCAGGCCGCGCTTGAACAGGCCGTCGATCACCTTCTGCCGCGCGCCGCCTTTGATGTTGTCCGGGAACCAGCTGATCTTGCCGTCCGTGTGTTCGAGGGCGTAGGCCAGGATGGCGTGCTGGGCCGGGGTCAGTTGGATCTTGCTCATTTGCTGCTCCTTCGGGGTAGTTGATCGGGTGACGTGATGAACGCGCTGTTCCCGATGGAAGCCAAGCTGATTTCGAGGGAAAGACGAATGAAGGATTGATAACGCCGATGGGAATTTCGATTCGCGCCTACGCGCGCCACCGTGGGGTCTCCGATGCGGCGGTGCGTAAGGCCATCGCTGCCGGGCGCGTCACACCGCAGGCGGACGGAACCATCGACGCCGAAAGCGCCGACCGCGAGTGGGCGCGCAACTCGGACGCACCACGCGCGGGCACCCGCCAGAAGGCGGTGAAGGTGGCCGTTCCGGAGGCCAGTGGCCCCACGAACGATGCTCCCGCTGTGCTGCCCACCGGCGGTACGTCGCTGCTGCAGGCACGCACCGTCAACGAGGTGGTCAAGGCGCAGACGAACAAGGTGCGTCTGGCGCGTCTGAAGGGCGAACTCGTCGACCGCTCGCAGGCCATCGCCCACGTGTTCAAGCTAGCCAGGAGCGAACGGGACGCGTGGCTGAACTGGCCAGCACGCATCTCCGCACAGATGGCGGCGAAGCTCGAGGTCGACGCACACACGATGCACATCGCGCTGGAGGCCGCCGTGCGCGAGCACCTGCAGGAACTCGGCGAAATGCGCCCGCGGGTGGACTGATGCTGGACGCGGAGTACGAAGGCGCGGCCGAGATCGAACGCGCGTGGCGCGAAGGCCTGACACCCGACCCGCTGCTGACCGTCTCCGAATGGTCGGACCGGCACCGGATGCTCTCCAGCAAGGCCTCGGCCGAGCCCGGGCGCTGGCGTACCAGCCGCACGCCGTACTTGAAGGCGATCATGGACTGCCTGTCACCGGCTTCGCCGGTCGAGCGCGTGGTGTTCATGAAGGCCGCGCAACTCGGTGCGACCGAGATGGGGTCGAACTGGATTGGGTACGTGATCCATCACGCGCCCGGTCCGATGATGGCGGTGTGGCCGACCGTGGAGATGGCCAAGCGCAACTCCAAGCAGCGGATTGACCCGCTGATCGAGGAATCTCCAGCGCTCCTGGAGTTGATCGCGCCGGCGCGCTCCCGCGACTCGGGCAACACCATCCTTGCCAAGGAGTTCCGTGGTGGCGTGCTGGTGATGACCGGCGCGAACAGTGCGGTCGGCCTGCGTTCGATGCCGGTGCGGTACCTGTTTCTGGACGAGGTCGACGGCTATCCGCTCGACGTCGATGGCGAGGGTGACGCGATCTCGCTTGCCGAGGCGCGCACGCGCACCTTCGCGCGGCGCAAGATCTTCCTGGTCTCGACGCCGACGATCTCGGGCGCAAGCGCTGTCGAACGCGAGTACGAGGCGAGCGACCAACGCCGCTACTTCGTGCCGTGCCCGCACTGCTCGCATCGGCAATGGCTGCGGTTCGAGCAGCTGCGCTGGGACAAGGGATCGCCGGAGACCGCTGCCTACGTCTGCGAGGCGTGCGACACCGCGATCTCCGAGCATCACAAGACGTGGATGCTGGAGCACGGCGAATGGCGGGCAATGTTTCCCGAGCAGAGCACCCGGACGGCTGGCTTCCACCTGTCGTCGCTCTACAGCCCGGTGGGCTGGCGCAGTTGGAAGGACATCGCGGCCGCCTGGGAGGCTGCCGTCAACAAGGAAACCGGATCGGCGGCTGCCATCAAGACGTTCAAGAACACCGAACTCGGGGAGACCTGGGTCGAGGAAGGCGAAGCGCCCGACTGGCAACGCCTGATCGAGCGGCGCGAGGATTACGCCGTGGGCACGGTGCCCGCAGGCGGCCTGCTCCTGGTCGGCTCGGCCGACGTGCAGAAGGATCGCATCGAGGCATCGGTCTGGGCCTTTGGCCGGGGCAAGGAATCGTGGCTCGTCGAGCACCGCGTGCTGATGGGTGACACCGCCGGCGATGCCGTCTGGAAACGTCTCGGCGAGTTGATCGCGGAGAACTGGACGCACGAATCCGGCGTGGCGATGCCGCTGGCCCGGTTCGCGCTCGACACCGGCTACGCGACCCAGGAGGCCTACGCCTTCGTGCGCGCCTGCCGGGATGCGCGCGTGATGCCGGTCAAGGGCTTCCCGCGCGGGGCTGCACTGATTGGAACTCCGACGGCCATCGACGTCACGCAAGGCGGGAAGAAGCTGCGCCGGGGTGTGAAGGTGTACGCGGTGGCGGTGGGCATCGCCAAGCTGGAGTTCTACAACAACCTGCGCAAGAGCGCCGACGTCGGCGAGGACGGTGTGACCGCGACCTATCCGGCCGGGTACGTCCATTTGCCGAAGGTCGATGCGGAGTTCATCCAGCAGTTGTGCGCCGAGCAGCTGATCACGCGGCGCGACCGCAACGGCTTCCCGATTCGCGAATGGCAAAAGATGCGCGAGCGTAATGAAGCGCTCGATTGCTACGTGTACGCCCGCGCCGCCGCGTCGGCGGCGGGACTCGACCGGTTCGAGGAACGCCACTGGCGCGAACTCGAACGACAACTCGGCGTCGCTCACCCACCGGACGAGCCGCCCCCAAAACAGACGCTCGATGCAGACGAGGCCACCCACAGCGGTGGCCTCGCTGCTTCTGGCGCCCGGAATTCCGGTCGGCGCGTGATCAAGAGCCGCTGGCTGACCAGATGAGGAAAAGATGAGCTACACCACCACCCAACTCGACGCCTTGAAGCGGGCGCTGGCCACTGGTGAGCGGCGCGTCAGCTTCGGCGACAAGACGGTCGAGTACCGCTCGGTCGAGGAACTGCAGGAAGCCATCCGCACGGTCGAGGCCGAACTCGCGCGCAGTGCCGGTGCGCCATCGAAGCGCCAGATCCGCGTCACCACGGCGAAGGGCTTCTGATGGCCTGGTACTCCAAGTTGCGCGGCTGGTTCGGCGGGACCCCGGTTCACGAAGCGGCCGGCCGGGGCCGACGGTCGCTGGCGTGGATGCCCGGGAACCCCGGCGCGGTCGCGGCGATGCTCGCCACCAACGCCGAGTTGCGGATCAAGAGCCGCGACCTCGTGCGCCGCAACGCGTGGGCACAGGCCGGCATCGAGGCGTTCGTCGCCAACGCGGTCGGCACCGGCATCAAGCCGCAGAGCCTGTCGCCGGATGAGACCTTCAAGGCTGCGGTGCAGGCGCTCTGGCGCGACTGGAGCGAGGAAGCCGACGCCGCCGGCCAGACAGATTTCTACGGCCTGCAGGCTTTGGCCTGCCGCGCGATGCTCGAAGGCGGCGAGTGCCTGATCCGTCTGCGCCCGCGCCGCCCGGAGGACGGGCTGGTCGTTCCGCTGCAACTCCAGTTGCTGGAGCCGGAGCACCTGCCAATCACGCTCAACACCGAACTGCCGTCCGGGAACGTGGTGCGCTCGGGCATCGAGTTCGACTCCCTCGGCCGGCGCGTGGCCTATCACCTGTACCGAGCCCACCCGGAGGATGGGCGGCTCGCGCCGATGTCGGGCCAGGGCGGCCTGGACACCGTGCGCGTCGATGCGCGCGAGGTAATCCACCTCTACCGCGTGCTTCGGCCCGGACAGATCCGGGGCGAGCCGTGGCTGTCGCGGGCGCTGGTCAAGCTCAACGAACTGGACCAGTACGACGACGCCGAACTCGTGCGCAAGAAGACCGCCGCGATGTTCGCCGGCTTCGTGACCCGCCAGAGGCCGGAGGACAGCCTGATGGGCGAAGGCGCGGCCGACAGCGAAGGCGTGGCGCTGGCGGGTCTTGAGCCTGGCACGCTGCAGATCCTGGAGCCCGGCGAGGACATCAAGTTCTCCGACCCGGCCGACGTCGGCGGCTCTTACTCCGAGTTCCTGCGCACGCAGTTCCGGGCTGTGGCGGCCGCCATCGGCGTCACCTACGAGCAACTTACCGGCGATCTGACCGGCGTGAACTACTCGTCCATCCGCGCCGGGATGCTTGAGTTCCGCCGTCGCTGCGAGATGGTCCAGCACGGCGTCCTCGTGCATCAGCTGTGTCGCCCGGTGTGGGCAGCGTGGATGAAGCAGGCGGTGCTCTCCGGGGCGCTCGATGCACCGGGCTTCGCACGAGGCGGTGCGGCCCGCCGTCGCCAGTACCTGCAGGCCAAGTGGATTCCGCAGGGCTGGCAGTGGGTCGATCCGGAGAAGGAGTTCAAGGCGATGCTGCTCGCCATCCGCTCCGGCCTGATGAGCCGCTCGGAAGCCATCTCGGCCTTCGGCTACGACGCCGAGGACGTGGACCGCGAGATCGCCGCCGACAACCAGCGCGCTGACGACCTCGGGCTGATCTTCGATTCCGACCCGCGCCGCACCTCGAAGGACGGTGGCGTCACCGTCGCGAACAGTACCTCCGGTGATCCCGCATCGCCGCCTGCCTGAAGGACCTCCATGACCCTGTTGCCGCACTTGGCGGCGCGCCTCTTCGGTGCGCCGCTACTGATCCATCGCCCGAAGCTCGACGTGATCCTGGCCGTGCTCGGCCCGCGCGTGGGCCTCACCGACTTGGCTGCGCCCGCTGGCTACGTGCCCTCGACGCGCTCGCCGCCGGTGGGGAACCCGAAAGTGGCCGTCATCCCGATCCACGGCACGCTCGTGCGTCGCACGGTCGGTCTGGAGGCCGAGTCCGGGCTGACGAGCTACGCGGGCATCGCGGGGCTGCTCGACGATGCCCTCGCCAACCCGGAGGCCGCCGCGATCCTCCTCGACATCGACTCGCCTGGAGGCGAATCCGGCGGGGTGTTCGATCTCGCCGACCGCATTCGTGCGGCGGCAAAGGTGAAGCCGGTCTGGGCGGTCGCCAACGATATGGCGTTCTCGGCCGCCTACGCGCTGGCCTCGGCCGCCGACAAGGTGTTCGTCTCGCGCACCGGCGGCGTCGGCTCCGTCGGCGTGATCGCGATGCACGTCGACCAATCGCAGAAGGACGCGCAGGACGGCGTGCGCTACACGGCGGTCTTCGCTGGCGACCGAAAGAACGACCTCAACCCGCACGAGCCGATCTCCGGCGAGGCACACGCCTTCCTCAAGGCCGAGGTGAATCGGGTCTACGGCCTCTTCGTCGAGACGGTCGCGCGCAACCGGGGCCTCGAAGCCTCGGCCGTCCGGGACACCGAGGCGGGTCTGTTCTTCGGGCAAGCCGCCGTCGCCGTCGGACTGGCCGATGCCATCGGCACCTTCGAGGACGCGTTCGCGCAACTCCTCTCATCGCTTTCCCCACTCCCGACTCTGGCGGCGAGCCAATCGGGCTTTTTCCGTAACCACCAGATGGAGTCATTGATGAATGATCGAACCGACCCCGCTGCTCCTGATCGGCTTGGCGCTGATCCTGCTGGCGGCACTGTGCAACCGCCGTCCGCCACGGCGATGACCGTGGCCGATGCCGTCGAAATCGCGCAGACCTGCACGCTCGCCGGCCGCGCCGATCTGATCGCCGGCTTCCTCGAAGCGCAGGCGTCGCCGGGCAAGGTGCGCAGCCAACTGCTCGCCGCGCAGGCCGACGCCAGCCCCGAGATCGTCAGCCGCATCGCTCCCGATGCCGCTGCCGTCCACACCCCCGCATCCAACCTGCTGATCGATGCCGCCAAGCAACTGGCTGCGAAGACCGCGTCCATGAAGAAGGAGCACTGAAATGCCCACCGTGTTTGCCGAATCGATGAACTTGGGCGACCTGCTCAAGTACGAAGCGCCGAATCTGTACTCGCGTGACCGCGTCACCGTGGTCGCAGGCAACAACCTGCCGCTGGGCGCGGTCGTCGGAATGGTGACCGCCACCGGCAAGGTCAAGCAGATCGATCCGTCCGCAACGGACGGCAGCGAAGTCGCCGCCGGCGTGCTGATGCAGGCCTGCGATGCAGCGCTCGCCGAACGCACCGACGGCCTGATGCTCGCGCGTCACGCCATCGTCTCCGACCACGCCCTGCAGTGGCCGACCGGCATCACCACTGGCGAGCAGCAGGCCGCCCTCGCCCAGCTCAAGGCGCTGGGTGTCCTCGTCCGCCAGGGAGTCTGACCATGCAGAACATCTTCGAAAACCCCGCCTTCTCGATGTCGGCGCTGACCACCGCCATCAACCTGCTGCCCAACAACTACGACCGGCTGGGCGCGATGGGCCTGTTCGTCGACCGGCCGCAGCGCTTTCGCTCGGTCGTCGTCGAAGAGCAGAACGGCGTGCTCACGCTGCTGCCGACGATGCCGCCGGGCTCGCCGGGCACGGTCGGCGTGCGCGGCAAGCGCAAGGTTCGCTCGTTCACGATCCCGCACATCCCGCACGACGACGTGATCCTGCCCGAGGAGGTCCAAGGCATCCGTGCCTTCGGCTCGGAGACGGAACTGCAGACGGTCGCCGGCGTGATGGCACAGCACCTGCAGACGATGCGCAACAAGCACGCGATCACGCTGGAGCATCTGCGCTTCGGCGCGCTCAAGGGCCAGATCCTGGACGCCGACGGCAGCGTGATCTACGACCTCTACAACGAGTTCGGGATCACGGCCAAGGAGTTCAGCTTCGACATCGCGGACCCGAAGAACAAGTGGGACGTGAAGAAGGCCTGCCTGGACGTGGCGCGCTACGTCGAGGACAACCTGCAGGGCGAGCGGATGACGGGCCTGCACGCGTTCGTCGGTGAGGACTTCTTCGACGCGCTCACCAGCCACGAGACGGTCAAGGAAGCCTACAACCGCTGGCAGGACGGTCAGGCGCTGCGCACCGATATGCGTACCGGCTTCACCTTCGCCGGGATCACCTTCGAGGAGCATCGTGGTCGCGCCGTCGCTCCGGGCAACGCCGTGCGTCGCTTCATCGAGGCCGACGAGGGGCACCTCCTGCCGCTGGGCACGATGGACACCTTCGCCACGTACTACGCGCCGGCAGACTTCAACGAGACTGCCAACACGATGGCGCTGCCGCTGTACGCGAAGCAGGAGCCGCGCAAGTTCGACCGGGGCACCGACCTGCACACGCAGGCCAACCCGCTGCCGCTGTGCCATCGCCCGGCGCTGCTGGTGAAGCTGGTGATCGCGTGACGGACTTCGTTGAGCGTCTGTATGCGTCGGCGGCAAACGCCGGACTACTGAAGGAGTGCCTCTGGCAGCCTGCTCAAGGCGCACCCTTCGAGTCGCGGCTGGTGGGCTTTTCGGCACCGGACGACACGCTGCTCGACGGTCTGACCAGTAGCACCGAGTACGTCATCACCTATCCGGCCTCGGTGTTCGTGGGACTGGCCGCACGCGACTCGGTCTTGATCGCGGGGGCGACGTTTCAGGTGCGGGAGGTCCGGGCCGTGGGCGACGGCTCGGAAATCCGCGTCAAGCTCACCCGGCTCTGACCCGATGGCCGACACCTCGATCCGCGAGCGGATTCTGCTGGCGGTGATGGCGGCTGTCCGTCCATCGGCCGAGGGGCTTGGGGCGACCCTGCATCGTTCGCCCACGGTAGCCATCAGCCGGGAGCAATGCCCGGCGCTGGTGGTGTTCCCCGAGTCCGATGCCGTCACCGAGCGGGCGAACGACCGCGTCACGCGCGAACTCACCGTTCGCCTCGTGGCGCTGGCCCGTGCGGTCCCGCCCGTCGCTCCGGAGACCGAAGCCGACCGACTGCTCACGGCCGCCCACGCGGCGCTGATGACCGACGCCAACCTCGGCGGTCTAGCGCTGGGCATCCGCGAGCAGGAGGTCGAGTGGGAGGTCGAGGACGCCGATGCGGTGGCTGCCGCTATTCCAGCGCGGTACCGCATCACGTACCGGACGCTCGCCCGCGATCTATCAACCCAAGGATGACACCCATGACCCGAGTCGTATTGACCCGCCCGCACACGCACGCGGGCACGGCATACGGGACCGGGGACCGCATCGAGGTCGACGCCGACATTGCCCAATGGCTGTTTGCGCACGACATCGCCACGCCGGAACCCCAGCCCGTCCGGATCGATCCCGATCTCAAACCCATTCAACGTAAGGAACCTAAGCAATGAGCACCTACGCCTCCTTCCAGGGCCGCGTCTTTCTCGGCAAGCGCGATGTCGCCGGCCTGCCCATCGAAGTTCGCTCGCCGGGCAACGTCGCCGAACTGAAGCTGTCGCTCAAGACCGATGTGCTGGAGCACTACGAGAGCCAGACCGGCCAGCGTTCGCTCGATCACCGGATGGTCAAGCAGAAGTCCGCGACGGTGAACCTCACCATCGAGGAGTTCACCAAGGAGAACCTCGCGCTCGCGCTGTACGGCAACCACGTCACCGGCACCTCCGGCACGGTCACGGCCGAGACCCTCGGCGGCACCACGCCGGTGATCGGCGACCGCTACTTCCTCGCCCACCCGAAGGTGTCCTCGCTGGTCATCGTCGATTCGGCTGGCACCCCGGCCACGCTCACCGCTGGCACGCACTACACCGCCGACACCGACTTCGGTGCTGTCCAGTTCCTGGACACCACCGGCCTCACGGCGCCGTTCAAGGCGAGCTACAGCTACGGCGGGGCCACCGAGATCGGCATCTTCACGCAGGCGCTGCCCGAGCGTTACCTGCGTCTCGAAGGCATCAACACCGCGCAGGGCAACGCCAAGGTCCTGGTCGAGCTCTACCGCGTGGCCTTCGATCCGCTGAAGGAGATCTCCTTCATCTCGGACGAGTACAACAAGTTCGAACTCGAAGGATCGCTGCTCGCCGACACCACCAAGTCCTATGACGCGGTGCTCGGCCAGTTCGGCCGTATCGTCCAGCTCTGAGGTGCGCGATGAGTGATCTGGAAACGCTCATCCCGCAGGGGGTCGAAGTGACGGTCGCCGGCGAGGTGGTCACGGTGAAACCGCTGCGGGTGGGCCAGATGCCCGCCTTCCTGCGGTCGATCTCGCCGGTGATGCAGCACCTCACCGCGCCGGAGATCGACTGGCTGGCGCTCTTCGGTGAACGCGGTGACGACCTTCTCTCGGCAGTCGCCATCGCCGTGGCCAAGCCCCGTGCGTGGGTCGACGACCTCGCCGCGGACGAGGCGATCCTGCTGGCAGCCAAGGTCATCGAGGTCAACGCCGATTTTTTTGCGCGGACGGTGATCCCGAAGCTCGACGGCCTGTTCCAGCAGGTGAAGCTGCCGCAGATCGCACCGAAGGCGGATGGTTCGACGCCGTCCAGCACCTCATCGAGCACGGCCACCGCTTGACTGACGTGCTGGACTACACGCTCGGGCAGGTGCGCGGGTTCGTGGCCGCCACGTCCCGAACTGACGCCGCCCGCGATGCCCGCCTGCTGTCGTTGATCGCCGTCGGCACCCGAGGGGACGCCCGTCGCCTCGACCAGGCCATCGACCGCCTCACCGACAAGGCCACCGCGCGTGCGCATCTCCGTTCGCATCGATAGCGCGGCCGCGCAGGCGCAGTTGCGCCGTTGGGGCGGCGAGTTTCGCGTGAAGGTCAAGAAGGCGGTCGAGCGGGCGATCTCCGGCGAAGCGACGGAACTCAGGCAGGACGTGCGCGCCCACGTGGCAGGCCAGATGGCCGTGGTCAAGACGTCCTTCCTCAAGGGCTTCACGGCCAAGGTACTCGCCAAGGACCCGAACCGCCTGCCGGCGCTCTACGTCGGCTCGCGCATCCCGTGGTCGGGCATCCACGAGCGCGGCGGGGTGATCGCCGGCCGAATGCTGATTCCGCTCAACGGTCGCGTCGGCAGGAAGCGCTTCAAGGCGCAGATCGCCGAGTTGATGCGCGGCGGCAATGCCTACTTCATCAAGAACGCGAAGGGAAACATCGTGCTGATGGCCGAGAACATCAAGGAGTACGACCGGCCGTTGGCGGGGTTCAAGCGGCGCTATCGCAAAGCCGAGGGCATCAAGCGCCTGAAGCGTGGCGCGGACATCCCAATTGCCGTCCTGGTGCCGAAGGTGGTTCTCAAGAAGCGTCTTGACGTCGAGCGGCTGGTCGCGGCCCGCGTGCCGCGCCTGTCGGCCAGCATCGAAAAGCAAATCCGGCAGGTGGATTGAGCGATGGCGCAGCGGATTTCCATCCTCGTCGCGCTCGATGGTGCCGACGATGGCCTGAAGCGCGCCATCACCGCCGCCGAGAAGTCGCTGGGCGAACTGTCGCAGACCGCCAAGACCGCCGGCGACAAGGCGGCAGCGGGCATCGCCGAGGTCAGGAGCGGGATGTCGGCCTTCGGCGAGCAGGTCAACAAGGCCAAGACGCAACTGCTCGCGTTTCTCACGATCAACTGGGCCGCCGGCAAGGTGCAGGAGATCGTCCAGATCGCCGACGCCTGGAACATGATGGCCGCGCGCCTGAAGCTCGCGACCGCCGGCCAACGCGAGTACACGGTCGCGCAGGAGCAGTTGTTCGCCATCGCGCAGCGCATCGGCGTGCCGCTGCAGGAAACGGCGACCTTGTACGGCAAGCTGCAGCAGGCGATGCGGATGCTGGGTGGCGAGCAGAGCGATGCCCTGGCGATCACCGAGAGCATCTCGCAGGCGCTGCGTCTGTCCGGAGCGTCGGCCGAGGAGTCGCGCGCCGCCTTGCTGCAGTTCGGGCAGGCGCTGGCCTCGGGTGTGCTGCGCGGCGAGGAGTTCAACTCAGTCGTCGAGAACAGCCCCCGGCTCGCGCAGGCGCTGGCCGACGGACTGAACGTCCCCATCGGGCGTTTGCGCAAGATGGCCGAGGAAGGACGGCTCACCGCCGACGTGGTGGTCAACGCGCTGCTGGGCCAGAAGGACAAGCTCGCGGCCGAGTATGCGCAGCTGCCTCAGACAGTCGGCCAGTCCTTTGAACGCCTGCGCAACGCCTTCGGGCAGTGGATCAGCCGGCTCGACGAATCGACCGGCTTCACCAAGAAGCTCGCCGAGGCGTTGACGCTACTCGCCAACAACCTAGACACGGTGATGCAGTGGCTCAAGCGCATCGCCGAGGTCGGGCTCGCGGTGCTCATCTACCGGTTGATCCCGGCGCTCATCACCGCGTGGCAGACGGCCGGCGCAGCAGCCGTGGCGGCGGCCAATGCCACGGCGGCGGCGTGGGCCACGGCGAACCTCTCGATCTCGGCGGCGGTGACCAGCATCGGCGTGCTCAAGACGGCGTTCGCGGTGCTTGGGGCCTTCCTGGTCGGCTGGGAGATCGGGACGTGGCTGTCCGAGAAGTTCGAGATCGTGCGCAAGGCCGGCATCTTCATGGTCGAGATGCTGGTCAAGGGCATCGAGCAGCTGCGCTACCGCTGGGAGGTTTTCGCCGCGATCTTCACCTCGGACACCATCGCCGAGGCGACCAAGCGCCACGAGCAGCGGCTTGCGGAGATGAACCAGATCTTCGCGCAGATGTACGCCGACGCCGGGCGTGGGGCGGAAGCCGCCAAGGGCGCGATGAACACCGCCGCCAGCGCCGCCGAGGAGATCGCCAAACGGCTCGAAGCCGTCCGCCTGGGCACGCAGGAAGCGGTCGGGCGCGGGATCGAGGCGGTCCACGCCGCGCTGGAGAAGCTCAAGTCCCGACTCGGCGAAGTCGAGCAGGCGGTCGGCAAGGCGCAGGGCGTGGTGAACGACGCCACCGCCAAGATGGCCGAGGCCTACAAGGGGCTGACTTCCATCGTCGAGGCCAACCTGCAGCGCCAGATCGAGGCCGTGAAAGCGCGCTACGAGCAGGAGCGCACGGCGCTCGAACTGAAGACCCAGTCGGAAACGGCGCTGATCACCCGGTCGACGCAACTGCTCACCGAGGCGCTGACGCAGCAGACGACGCTGCGCCGGCAGGCGACGACCGAGACGCTGAAGCTCATCGACGACGAGGGCAAGGCGCGGATCGAGGCAGCCCGCCGTCAAGGCCAGACCGAGCAGGAGCGCGCCGCCAGCGTCCAGCGGGTCGAAAACGACATCCTGGCCACCAAGCGCCAGACGATGACACAGGCGCTCGCGGAATACCGCAGCCACATCGACGCATTGAACGCGGAAGCCAACCGGCATCTGGCCGAGATTAAGCGGATCGAGGAAGAAAAGCGCCAACTGTCGATGACGACGGAGGAGCGCATCCGCGAGATCCAGCGCCAGGGAATGACCGAGCTTCAGGCGAACGAGGACCGCAAGTACCAGATCGCCGAATACCAGGAGAAGGCCCGCGAGGCGCTGGCCAACGGCGAACTCGATCTCGCCCGGCAACTCGCCCAGAAAGCGATGGATCTGGCCGCACAGGTCGCCACCTCGCAGACCAACGAGGCCAAGCGCGCCGAGGATGCGAAGCGCCAGTCCGAGCAGAGCATGACGCAGGTCGTGCAACTCGAGGCGCAGTCCCGCGAGGCGTACCGCAAGCAGGAGTACGCCTCCTCCGAGCAGTTGATGCGACAGGCCGACGCGCTGCGCGCCGAGATCGCGCAAAGGTCGCAGGCCGCCGATCAGGCGGCGGTCCAGAGCAAGAACGACGTGGCCGGGGCCATCGGGGCGATCCGCACGTCGGAGGACCTGCTCAATCAGTCGCTGGATGCCGAGGCGAAGGCGCACCGGACGGCAGCCCAGTCAGCGATCAGCGCCCGGGAGGAGATCCGCCAGACGCTCGCGCAGACCGAAGGCCAGATCGACCAGATCACGGCGAAGCTCGCGCAGGGCTTGAAGGTCACGCTGGACGCCGACGCGAGCCGCTTTAATCAGGCCATCGCGGACCTGGACAAGGCGCTCGCCGAGAAGGAGTTCCTGCTCAAGATCCAGGGCGATCTGCAGGAGGCCGAAAAGAAGCTCCAGCAGTACGAGCAACTGCTCAAGGAAGGCAAGACCCTTCCGGTCGACGCTGACGTGTCCAAGGCCAAGGAGGCGCTGGACAAGCTCAAGACCTACGCCGACCAGAACTCGCAGTTCGAACTGAAAGTCGCCACCGAGAAGGCGCAGGCCGCGATCACCAACGTCGAGGGGATGATCAAGGCGCTGGATCGCATCCAGACCGAGTCCCGGCACACGGTCAGCACGAATGCCGAGGCGGCGCGCGCCGAGATCATGAGCCTCAACGGGGCGAACACCTCCAGCACGCACACCATTTACGTGCAGCGCGTGGAGGTCAACGCGACCGGCGGACTGGTCGGCGGCGTGACTCGCTTCGCCGAGGGTGGCGCGGTCGCACCGGCCTTTCCCCGGATGACCGGCGGCACCGTGCCGGGGTCGGGGAACCAGGACACCGTCCCGCGCACACTGGACGCCGGGGCGTTCGTCCTGCGCAAGGCGGCCGTCCAGAAGTACGGCGGCGGGCGCCTGGCCCAGCTGGCCAACGGCGTCGCGCGCTTTGCCGTGGGCGGGCCGGTATTCGGCCGCAATGGCCAGACCGCATCGAGGCCCAAGCAGAACCGCGACGCAGCCGAGGCGTTGAAGATGATCGAACTCGGCCTGCAGGGGATGGACGAGTACACCAACTGGCTCCAGTTCAACTACGGCGCAGCGGTCAGCCTCGATATGCGCTGGAAGACGATGGACAGCTACGGCAAGCAGGCCGAGCAGGACCGGCGTCTCATCGACGAGTTCATCGGGCGCAAGACGCTGACGGCCAACGAGCGCGGCACGCTGGAGCGCATCAAACAGACCTGGCGGCAGGCGATGGCGCAGCCGCTGCTATGGGGCAAGGACCTCGAGCGCGACCTGATCGACTACATGGATCAGCGCCAGGGCGAGTTCTTCCGGCGCGGTGGCGTCGCCAAATCCGACACCATCCCCGCGATGCTCACCCCCGGCGAGTACGTCGTGAACAAGGACGCGGTGTCGCGCTACGGCGCGGGCTTCTTCGCCGCAATCAACAACCTGACGCTGCCCGCGCGGGCGCTGGCCGAGCGCGTACAGGGCTTTGCCACCGGCGGTCTCGTGCAGCCCGTACCGAGCGCGCTGACGCGGCCGATGCTCGCAGACGGTGCGCCGGTGCGTACGGTCCGCGTGGAACTGGCCGCGGGCGACCGCAAGGTCAACGCCGCCATCGACGAGCGCGACGAATCGCGCCTGCTGCAGCTACTCGACCTCGCCCGGGCGCGGGCGATCTGAAGTCAATCCGATGCAACTGAAGAACCTCTCCGACGAGGTGGCCCTCGCGCTGCCCGACGACTTGCTGTGGACCGACGAGCACGCGTGGACGCCGGCGGTCGCCTCCGTCTCCTACCTCGTCACCGGGGCACTGCTCGTCCAGTCGGCTGCCCGGCAGGCGGGCCGCCCGATCACGCTCACCGGCGCGGTCGATATGGCGTGGGTGCCGCGCTCGACGATCTCGACGCTCCACGATTGGGCGGCCGCGCCGCTCTCCGCGAGCGCCGGCCGCTTCGAACTGACGCTCGCCGACGCCCGGGTGTTCACGGTGGCCTTTCGCCACGCGGACACCGCCATCGAGGCCGAGCCCGTCCTGGGGTTCCCGGCGCGCTCGGATGCCGACTACTACAGCCTGACGCTTCGGCTGATGGAAATCTGAATTCCCGGAGTTCTCCATGCCCATCCTCACCGGCGATGTGAAACTCGTCGCCAGCCAAGTGATGAACGACGTCGAGGAAGGCGGCGGCGCGCCTACCTCGACCGTCATCGTCGACGGCACCAGCAACTCGCTGTTCAACGACATCTCGGAACTGGACCGCGCGGGAGGCCGCGTGAACCTGCGCAAGGTCTTCGCCAGCATCCAGACCGACACCACTGACACCTATCTGGGCGGCAACGTGGTGGTCGCCGATCCGCCCGACGACCCGCGCGTTGCCGTAACGATCTTCTCGACGGAGTCCGTGTTCGACCGCCGCACCAATGCGCGCGACCGCATCGAGGCGTACCTGAACAAGGGCTCGATGTGGAACGGCTACTTGCTGGAGAACCACATCGCCGGCCAGCGCACGGTGCAATTGTTCCAACGCGAGGGCGCGGAACTGCCAGCCATCGGCAAGACGCTCTACCTCGTGGCCAACGAGGGCCTGTCCAACGAGTACTCGCAGTACATACGCATCACGCGGGTCGCGTCCGAGACGCGCACCTTCAGCTACAACGCGGGCGGCGTCGTCGACTACAAGGCCGTGGTCGTGACCTGCGACCTGTCGGATGCGCTGCGCTACGACTTCGCGGGCTCGCCGCCTGACCGCCTGTTCACGATGCAGACGGGCAAGACCAAGACGCGCGACACCGTGGTGGCCGACGCCGCCAAGTACTGCGGCGTGGTCAAGACGACACAGCCCATCGCCATCGGCAATGTGGCTGCGGACGTCGCCAGCGTCTTCACGCAGTTGGTGCCCTCGGCCCAGACCGAGACGCCGCTCCTTGATCTCACCGCCGGCGGCACCTCCGAAACGCTGATCGACTCCGCGAACGGCACCGCTTCCTACACGACATCCACCGCGTTCAACGCCTCGACGGTGCTGTCGGTTGGCAACGCGATCCAGCCCGGGACGCTGTCGATCACCGTCAGCGGCGCGACGCTAATCGACGCGGGCGGCAGCCTGATGGACGGCGCCACCGTGGTCGGTACGGTGAACTACGCCAGGGGCGAGGTGACGTTCGCCACCAGCGCGCCGACCTACTCGGGCAGCAAGACCATCACTTTTCGGCCGGGAGCCGCGCCGATCCGCGTTGTGGACACGGCCGGCATCCGCGTCACCATCGAGAGCCGCTCCTACAACTACATCCTGACCATCGTCCAGACACCGGCGCCGGGCACGCTGATGGTTAGCTACCGCTCGCAGGGCAAGTGGTACGACCTGCGCGACAACGGGGCCGGGGCGCTGAAGGGCACGAGCCCGGAATACGGCGTGGGCACGGTGAGCTACACCTCGGGTACCGTGGCCGTGACGCTGGGCGCGTTGCCCGACGTCGGCAGCGAGATCGTCTACGCGTGGGGCGGCAAGGCGAACTACTTCAACCGAGCCGCCAGCAGCATCGCGCCGCCGACCGTGGCGCTGCAGTTGTCGAACGCGGGCGTCACACCTTCGTCGGTCCAGATCAGCTGGAACGACGGCACGGCGCGCACCGCCACCGACAACGGCAAGGGCGCGATCACCGGCAACGCCACGGGCACGATCAACTACCAGACCGGCGTGGTCGTGATGACGCCCTCCGTGCTGCCGGCCGGTGGCCAGACCTACAGCGCGGCCTACACTTGGGGACCGCCCTCCGAGGAATCGTTCCACGCGCCGCTGCGCAACGGCGACGGCACCGTCAACGTGGAGGTCGCCTTCGACGGGCTGATCCCCGGCACGGTCGAACTGGAATGGAACCTCGTCGTCGGCACCTACGAGTACATCTCGACGACGCCGGCCGAGCTGCAACTGATTCGCTGGTGGGACCCGATCAAGATCGTTAAGGACGACGGTCTCGGCAACCTCAAAGACAGCCAAGGCGTGACCTTCGGCACGGTGAACTACGCGACCGGCGTCGTTCACTTCCTGCCCGACACGACGGTCAGCATCCCGGTCGGGCGCTATTCGGTCACCCAGATCGGCTGGACCCGGACCGCCGACAACCGGATCGTCCCGGTGTACCGGAACCTTTTCTCGCACTGGCAGTACGTCCCCGCGGGCGCGTCGATGCCGGTGGACGAGACGGCACTTGTCAAGGTGCGCTACCGGGCGGCCGGCACATCGAACTCGGTGAGCGAGGGGTTCGCCGCGAGCGCGCTGGCGCTCGACCTGACCCCGAGCTTCGCCGAGAACATCGTGCCGGGCAGCATCAATTTCACGCTCGGCGGCAAGACCTACTTCGACCGTCTGGGGAGCCTCTACTACGACCTGAACCCGGTCACGGGCGCGGCGACACTGGCCGGCTCCATCAACTACTCGACCGGGGCGGCGAGCCTGTCGGCGTGGGTGCCGGCCGCATCCAATGCGGTCAGCCTCAAGTCCCTGCTCACGAGCCTGGACGGCACTCCGGTCGACGAGGTGACCTTCAGGGTGCCGGCGTCGCCGGTGCGGCCGTCGAGCCTCCAGGTGCTGGCCACGCGGCTCACCGGCGGCACGATCAACGTCACTGCCGACAACAACGGGAACGTTTCCGGCACCGACGTCACCGGCACGATTGACTACGAGACCGGTGTCGTCCGGGTGCGCTTCGGCGCGTGGGTCACGGCCGCCGGCAACGAGGGGCAGATCTGGTACGACGCCAATGCCGTGGTGAACGGCCAGATCTTCAAGCCGGTGCCGGTCTACGCGGACACGATCAAGTACAACGCGGTCGCGTATTCGTACCTGCCGTTGGACGCCGACATCATCGGATTGGACCCGGTGCGCCTGCCGCAGGACGGGCGAGTCCCGATCTTCCGGGCCGGCGACTTCGCCGTCGTCGGCCACACCGGCGTGGTGGGTCCGATCACGGTCAGCAACGGGCAGACCGTCAACTGCGGCCGGGTGCGCCTGTCGCGCGTGCGGGTCCTCAACGCCGCCAACGCCGTGATCTCGTCGGGCTACACGACCGACCTCGAGGCCGGGACGGTGACCTTCACCAACGTCGCTGGCTACGCGCAGCCGGTGACCATCGAGCATCGGATCGAGGACATGGCCCAGGTGTCCGACGTCCAGATCTCCGGGCGGCTCGCCTTCACGCGCCAGATCACCCACGACTACCCGGTGGGCTCGTACATCTCCTCGGCCCTGGTGGCCGGCGATCTGCGGGCTTACGTCTCCAAGCTCTTCGATCAGGCGACGTGGAACGGCACGTTTGCCGACGCCCTGTCCGGGAGCGCGGCCACCGCCACCTACAACGACGTCCTCGCGCCGATTGCGGTGACCAACGCCGGGGCGATCACCGAACGCTGGGCGATCCAGTTCACCAACACGACCGCGTTCAACGTCATTGGCGAGCACGTCGGCGTGATCGCCACCGGCACGACCGGCACCGAGACCGCGCCGATTAATCCAGCCACCGGAAAGCCGTACTTCTCGATCCCGGCTATCGGCTGGGGCTCCGGCTGGGCAGCGGGGAACGTGCTGCGCTTCAACACCTTCGGCTCGCTCTTCCCGGTCTGGGTGGTGCGAACGATCCAGCAAGGCCCGGAGACGGTCACCAACGATTCTTTCACCCTCCTGATTCGCGGCGACGTGGACAGGCCTTGATTCCCGCGAGGACTCTGAATGACGAACAAAGTGAAATGGATGCACCAGGGGATGACGGGCGCGCCGGTGCTGACCAACAACTGGGGCAGCCTCACGGCGCTGCTGGATGCCTGCCTCGTCAACGGCTTCAATCTGCAGACGGTCACGTCGATCACCCGCACCGACTCGACCGCCACGGCGACGCTGACTGCCGGCCACGGCTTCACGGTCGATCAAGTGGTCCTGGTCGCGGGGTGCGACCAGCCACAGTACAACGGCGAGTTCACGGTCACGGCCGTTACGTCGACGACGGTGAGCTTCACGGTGAGCGGCACGCCGGTCACGCCCGCAACTACGGCCGCATCCATCACGATGAAGGTCGCACCGCTGGGGTTCGAGATTGCCTTCACCGGCACCAACAAGCGCGCCTACCGCAGTCCCAATCCGCTCTCGAACCGTCACTTCCTGCGCGTCGACGACAGCCTGCCGACCGGCTACACAACGACGTGGGCGAAGTTCGGGCGGGTCACCATCGCCGAGGGGATGTCGGACATCGACACGTTCGTCGGCGGTCGCGCGCCGTGGGACCCGTCCGCGCCGACCAAGAACGAGGTGCCGAGCGGCAGCGGCACGTCGATGTATTCGGGTTGGTTCAAGTGGTACTACGCGCGAAACAGCTACAACGAGACTTCAGGCGATAACGGTGCGTGGAGCCGAAGCTGGGTGCTGATCGGCGACGACCGCGGATTCTTTCTGTCGAATTCGTCGGGCTGGTACGGAGACTGGCGCATCCTGCACGCCTTCACCGACTTCGACAGCTACAAGGCCGGTGACAACTACGCGTCCTACCTCATCGCCTCGGAGCGCTACCAGCAGGTGAGCTACACGGGCGGCAGCTATCCGTACAACGATGCCTACTCTGCGAACTCGCAGGATACGACCGGCAAGCTCGCCATCCGCAACTACACGCAGATCGGGGACAACGCGCGGTTGGGGATGCTGTCGCTCAACGACGGCAATGCCCAGAGCATCTCCGGGCGTTCCGGCAACATTCCCTTCCCGAACGGCCCGGACTACGGCCTCATCCTGCATCCGATCTACCTGCGCGAAACCGCTATTGGCGGACACCTGCGCGGCACGCTGCCCGGCATCTACTGGATTCACCAGAACCAGCCGTACGCGCACCTCTCGCTGATCGACAACGTCATCGGGTACGAGGGGCGCAAGTTCCTGATCGTGACCATCAACTACTCCAGTGAAGGAAACACCTGCGGCTTCGCCTACGACATCACGGGTCCTTGGAGGCCGTAAGCCGTGGCGTACCCGTTCAACGAATCCTTCGACAGCGGGATTCCCTCGGGCTTTGGCACGACCGGTGGCGCGGGCGGGATCACCGCAACGTGGAACTCGACGGCGCAGGCGGTCGATCTGGTGTTCTCCAACGCGCAGAACTTCTGGAAGATCACTACGGCCTCACAGTCGAGCGACTTTTGGTTCGAGATGGACGTCGAGATCACGGCGTCGGCCGCACCACCACCGCACTTCGGGTTCTGGCTGTGGGATGGGGTGGCAACGTACGAAGGGCATCGCCTCGCAGTCTGGAGCAACAACTGGGACTTCTCGTCCTGGACCTCCTCCGGCACCGAATCGGATGCAGAGGTCGGCACCTCCGCGTGGTGGGCCATCGTCGGCGCGCGCAAGACCATCCGTATCGACGTCAAGAAGAGCGCCGAGGGCATCTGGGCGGTTCTGCTGACGGTCGATGGCGTGGCCACCGCCGCGTACGTCAGGCGCAACTACGCGAGCTTCATCCCCTGCGTCTTCGGGTACGGCGTGACCTTGCGGCTGCACCGTGCGGCGGGAGGCACGCCGAGCGCACTGGGCAACGCGCCGTCTATTCAGCGACGTGGCCTGCGCACGAAGGCGATGCGGCGCATCCTCGTACCCGAGCACGCCGCCGCACTGAAGTTCAAGCACCGGGGTCTGCGGCGTCTGACTGCGCTGCGCAACCACTACTACCAGGGCAAGTACCGGATCACCGGCACGGTGAAGGAAAAGGGACCTCAGGTCGACGTACCGGTGTCGAGGCGAGTCTTGCTGATCGACGAGCGTGCGAACTTCGTCGTGCGCGAGACGTGGAGCGACGCGGCGACCGGCGCGTACACGTTCGACTACATCAACCCCGAGATCCAGTACCTCGTCATCTCCTACGACTACAAGCAGGACTTCCGCGCGGCCGTCGCCGACAACCTGACTGCGGAGCCGATGCCGTGATCGCGATTTCGAGCGAGCTGAACGAGTTTCGCCTCAACGCGGTGATAGCGTTCCTCTCCGGCGGCGCTGAGAACGCCCGGGCCGAGATCTACGACGGCGTACGCCCTGCCTTGGGGGGAACGCCTGCCGGCAACCTGCTGGCGTCCATCGTGCTGATGGAACCGCTGGGCACCGTGGCCAACGGGTTGCTCTCGGTCGCCACGACGAACGAGGTGATGATCGGAAACACCGGCCAGGCGACGTGGGCGCGGATCGTCAACGGCAACGGCGCGCTGGCCTGGGACTGTGACGTGTCGGACCTCAACGGCACGGGCGAATTACGCCTGCCGTCGACGACGCTTTACGCCGGGGGCTACACGCGCATCGTGTCGGGACTGCTCGGGTAGGACAGCGTGGCCAATGTTGACCTGCGCTTCGTCCAGTCGCCCGGCAGCAGCAATCTCCTCTTCGGCGGGGACCAGACCGGCCCGTCGCCGCCGATCGATGCGACGCTGGTCGCCACGCTGCCGGCGCTCACCTTCGCTGCCCGCGCCATCCCCAATGCGGACTTCGCACTGGTGGCGTCGTTCCCTCGACTGGAGATGGTGGCCGAAGGCAAGTACCAGTCCTATGCCGTGCGCCCGACCGTCGGCCGCAACGCCACCGACTGGCAGCGGGCGAACGAGTTCAAGTCGGGCGTAGAGGAGCGGCGGGAGGTCACGGCGCGGAGCCGTGCCCTCGGGAGCGCCCTCTGGGCGGATGGTCGGGCGCACCAGGCTGGGGTCGAGGATAGGCGCGCCGGCCGCCTGTTGCGCGCGCCCCTGGCCGCGTCCTCGTCGCATCAGGACGCCGCACGCGCTGCGATCGGGGGTGCCGCAGATGGCTACGGCGACGCGATCCGGTTACGGACGGCGCGCGACTCCGTCTACGAGGAAGCGCTTCGGGCCGAGTGGGCGCGTAGCGCGGCCGGGCACCAGGACGGTTGGCGCGACCGGCGCCGGGAGATCGCCTCGCGCTACACGGAGGGGCGCCGCCACGCCGGTTTGCGCCAATACGAGGCCATTCAGAGTGCGGACGTCCTGCGCCGCTGGCTGCTCGCCCGCTGGCAGGTGGCGATGGTGCCGCCACCGGGCGTGCATCCGCCCGACCCGGTGACACCGCCCGCGCCGGAGCGTTGCTACACGCCGTCGCCGGCGCTCCTGTTTGCCGCGCTGGCAGTCATCGATGGTCATCTGCTGTTTGTCTGTGAGCGGCAGACCGAACCGGTTCCCGACGAGGAGCCGGTACTCGTTCCCATCCGGAGGGTGTACTTCGTGCTGAACAACGTGACCCTGCACCGCGTCGCCGATGGCGTCGAGGCGCCGGTCTTCAACCTGTCGCTGTCGTTCGATGCCTCGTCGTGGACCTGGGGCTTCGAAGCGACTCTCCCAGCCAAGGCGGAATCGCTGGTCGATCCCGGCAACGCTTTCGGGCCTGTGGAACTGCTGGCGAGCGTGAACGGCACGGCCTTCCGGGTGCTCGCCGAAAACATCAGCCGCGAGCGCGTGTTCGGCGAAGCGAGCGTGCGGGTTTCCGGGCGCGGGCGCAACGCGGTCCTGGCCGAGCCCTACGCGCCGGTGATGACCTTCGCCAACGCGCAGGACCGTACCGCGCGCCAACTGATGGACGACGTGCTCACCGTCAATGGCGTGCCGCTGGGCTGGACGGTGGACTGGGGCCTGACCGACTGGAACGTTCCGGCCGGTGTCTTTGCCCGACAGGGCACGTGGATCGAGGCGCTCACTGCCATTGCTGATGCGGCCGGCGGCTACCTCGTTCCGCATCGCACGGCGCAGAGCCTTCGGGTTCGTCCGCGCTACCCGGCCGTGCCGTGGGCGTGGGACGCCATCACGCCCGACTTCGTCTTGCCGGTCGATGCGGTCGCTCGCGAATCCGTGCGCTGGGTCGAGAAGCCCGGCTACAACCGCGTGTTCGTCTCCGGCGAGTCTGTCGGCGTGCTTGGTCAGGTGACGCGCACGGGAACCGCCGGCGACATCCTCGCGCCGATGGTGGTCAATCCGCTGATCACGGAGGCGGCCGCCGCCCGCCAGCGCGGCATCACGGTGTTGTCCGATACGGGCCGCCAGATCGAGGTGAGTCTGCGCCTGCCCGTGTTGGCCGAAACCGGAATCATCGAGCCCGGGGCCTTCGTTGAGTACCAGGACGGAAGCGTCGCCCGGCTGGGTCTGGTGCGCTCGACTCGCGTCGAGGCGGGATGGCCGGAGGTGTGGCAGACGCTCGGAGTCGAGACCCATGCATAACCTCTACGAGCAGTTCCGCCAACTGCTGCCCGACACGCCGTTGCAGGCCGGTGTCGTGACCGAGGTCGGCTCCGGGGTCGTCACCGTGCAGTTGCCCGGAGGTGGCGTCTTGCGTGCGCGAGGCAGCGCCGACGTCGGTCAACGCGTCTTCGTGCGCGACGGCGTGGTGGAAGCCATCGCACCGAGCCTGACGCTGGAAATCATCGACATCTGAAGCGGCACCGAGCCGAATTTCAACCCGGAGGCCCGCCTCGATGCACGCGCATCGGGCGGGCTTCGTCTTTCTGGAGACTGCAAATGATTGAACCCGACAAGCCCGCCGTAGTGGAGAACATGCTTCTGCTGCGCAAGGAGGACTTCGACGAACTGCTCGACCGTGCTGCCGAGCGGGGCGCGGAGCGCGTCCTGTCATGCCTCGGCCTCGAGGGTGCGACCGCCGCGAAGGACATCCGCGAACTGCGCGATCTGCTCGAGGCGCTGCGCGACGCCCGACGCACGGTGTGGCGCACCGTCATCAAGCTCGTGACCACCGGCATCCTGGCCGCCCTGATCGTCGGGGCTGCCATCAAGCTCAAGTTGATGGGAGGCCACCAATGATCGAGACGCTACTCGGTGGCCTTTTGGGCGGGGCCTTTCGCCTCGCGCCGGAAGTTCTGAAGTGGCTCGACCGCAAGGGTGAGCGCGGTCACGAACTGGCGATGCAGGACAAGGCGCTGGAGTTCGAGAAGGTGCGCGGCGCGCAACGGATGGCCGAGATCGGCGCTGCGGCCGACGCCGCGTGGAACACCGGGGCCATCGAGGCGCTGAAGGAAGCTGTCGCCGCGCAAGGGCGGTCCTCCGGCGTGAAGTGGGCCGACGCGCTGTCGACCAGCGTTCGCCCGGTGATCACGTACTGGTTCATGGCGCTGTACTGCGCAGCCAAGACGGCGGCGTTCGCTGCAGCCGTCACCGCCGGTGCCGCGTGGGGCGCCGCGATCCTGCACGCCTGGACCGAGGCCGATCAGGCGCTGTGGGCTGGTGTGCTCAATTTCTGGTTCCTCGGTCGCGTGTTCGACCGGGTACGGTCGTGATCCCCGTCCCGCAGGCAGCGGTCGATCTGTCCAAGCGCTTCGAGGGGTTCCACCGCGTGCCGAGATCCGATCCGGGGCGCGCTCATCCCTACGTCTGCCCGGCCGGGTTCTGGACCATCGGCTACGGCCACCTGTGCGATCCGAAGCATCCACCGATCACGGTGGCCGAGGGCGAGGCCTTCCTCGCGCAGGACCTGACGAATGCGCTGAACGCAACGCTGCGGTACTGCCCGGTGCTGGCCACTGAGCCGGAGCGGCGGCTGGCTGCCATCGTGGACTTCACCTTCAACCTCGGCGCGGGGCGGCTACAGACATCGACCTTGAGGCGGCGGATCAACCAGCGGGAATGGCGTTCTGCAGCGCTTGAGCTACGCCGATGGATCTATGGCGGCGGGAGGCCATTACGTGGCTTGATGCTCAGAAGGGAGGCGGAAGCCGCAATGATGACGGCCTGTGGATAGCCCCAACGGCTCCTGCCCCAAAAATGCGCACAACTACGCACTTGTGTTGCTTTGTGCGGCTTTTGGTGGTCTAATCGCGGCGACTCTGTTCAAGGAGCAAACGTGGCCGTGCCAACCAAGATCTCTGTGCTTGTTCCCGACGACGAGGCTCGCCGTTTCGAGGCCTTCTGCAACGAGCGCGGCTACAAGAAGTCGACGCTGATTGTTCGGCTGATAAAGGAGCACTTGGATAGGGAGCAGTACCCGCTCCAAGGCTCGTTACTGACGTCCGTGCGCGCATCGGATCGAGCAGCGGTCGGAGAGAAGAGTCGATAGGACAGGAAACCACGTGAAAAATTCGAACAAGCCAAGACTGACGTGTCTGGACCTCTTCGCAGGTTGCGGAGGCCTGAGCCTTGGCCTTAAGGCGGCCGGTTGGGATGGAGTCTTCGCGATAGAGCGGGACCCGATGGCGTTTGAAACGCTATCGCAGAACTTCCTGGTCTCGGAGGCTCCGTACGCCGGGTTTTCAGCCTGGCCCGAATGGCTCCCCAAGACTAACCACGACATTGTCGCCCTCTTGAAGGACAAGGCGATGCGTGGGCGCCTGAAGAGTCTTCGAGGAACCGTAACTCTGATGGCCGGCGGTCCGCCTTGCCAGGGATTCAGCGTCGGCGGACGCCGCGACGGGGCCGATGAAAGAAACAGCCTCGTCTACCAAATGCTGGACATGGTCGACCTCGTTCAGCCGAAAATCGTACTCATCGAAAACGTTGAGGGCATAGCTCGTCGATTCGTCGCGCGTCCAGGCGAGGCCAGCTCCTCTGTCGCTGAGGCGGTGATCGAGCAGCTTTCGTCCCTCGGCTACACCAGTAGTTTCGATGTCGTTGACGCCAGCCGGTTCGGGGTTCCGCAGTCACGTCGTCGCGTTGTGATCGTAGGAGTGAGGGATTGCACGCTTACGCCCGCCCATCTAAAGGCGGCCTTCGCACAGATGCTCGTCAACTCCGCTGCTCAGGTTAGAGAGGCTTGGGGGCTACACCCGCAAAAGAACGTAACCGCCAAGGAAGCCATCGACGACCTTACGGGCGGCACCAGGATCACGTGTCCTGACTCGACGGAATTTGAATCTGCGGTTTACACAAAGGCGACTTCCGCATACGCGCGAGCAATGCGTCGTGGCAGGAAAGCCGGGAGCATCCCTAACTCCCACCGATTCTCGAAGCACGGCGAGCGTATTCATTCCCTCTACAGCCTTGCTCACGCCACTCAGCCGCCCGGCCGGCTGTCCAAGTCCTTCCTGTTGGAAAACGGAACTAAGAAGGACAAGAAGGTACTGATTGACGCCGCAACGGTCGTTTCCACGATCACTACGCACCCGGACGAATTTATCCATTACGCGGAGCCGCGCAATATCACCGTTCGAGAAATGGCGAGGTTCCAGTCCTTTCCCGATGACTTTCACTTCCACGGCAGGTACACCATCAACGGCCCGCGCCGCAAGCACGACGTTGCAAGGTGTTCGCAGGTTGGTAACGCGGTACCGCCCCTCTTGGCAGAGGGGATCGGGCTGGCGCTGCGCCAAGTGATTGCAATGCTTGAAACAAACGAGATCGCTTCCGTCGATTTCAAGGTAGATGGGCTGTACGCAAAGCCTGCGCAAGGCGCCTTGTTCAACGAGGTTGCCGCCACGTAA